TTTTAATCAGTTGTATGATACTAGAACTGGGTTCTTGATGGGTACAGAATCCATAAAAGTGGCTCAAAGTATCAATAAACTATTGCCAAAGGGCAATAGTTTATTGCATGTTTGAAAGGTTTTGTTCACTTTTTAATCAGTTGTATGATACTAGAACACAGTTCTGAACTGTTACAGAATCCAAAAACATGCTCAAAGTATCAATAAACTATTGCCAAAGGGCAATAGTTTATTGCATGTTTGAAAGGTTTTGTTCACTTTTTAATCAGTTGTATGATACTAGAACACAGTTCTGAACTGTTACAGAATCCAAAAACATGCTCAAAGTGATGATAAACTATTGCCAAAGGGCAAAAGTTTATTGCATGTTTGAAAGATTTTGTTCACTTTTTAATCAGTTGTAACCATCTTAGAGCAAGGCTCTAACTATTACGGAATCCAAAAACATGCTCAAAGTGATGATAAACTATTGGCTTTTACCAATAGTTTATTGCATGTTTGAAAGGTTTTGTTCACTTTTTAATCAGTTGTAACCATCTTAGAGCAAGGCTCTAACTATTACGGAATCCAAAAACATGCTCAAAGTGATGATAAACTATTGGCTTTTACCAATAGTTTATTGCATGTTTGAAAGATTTTGTTCACTTTTTAATCAGTTGTAACCATCTTAGAGCAAGGCTCTAACTGTTACGGAATCCATAAAACCCCCTCAAAGTATCAATATTAACAGCATTCTTAAGAATCATACAATTAAGAATCCTGAAAAAGTAGGGAAACCGTTTGAAACTCGAAAGCATAACGGCATTGCGGAAATAACATACAAACTTTAAAAAGTTTGCAGATATTTCCTAAATTTGACATTTGTTTTTGTAGTATTCATCAATGGTAATAATCTTACCGTTATTGAGTTGAACTGTTTCGGTTGGTTTTACATTTTTAATAAGTTTTCGCTTTTCGGAATTGTTCCAAATTTCAGAAAAATGGTTAATACCGTTTGCGGTACTTATTATAATGTTCTTTTTCCATGGTAAACCACTTTGAGATGGGAACACAGCATCTTTGAATGTTTTCCATGCCTGCGGCTCATAAAATGCACATTCATCAACAATGATTATACTGCATGTAAAACCACGGAACGGATTTTTTGAGGTTGATGCAGAAGTCATTATACGCATTTTGTTTTCGTTAGCAATGGTTTTTAAATTCCAGATCGTTGTACCGACTTTCATCCACATTGGAAGTAGATTCAGCATGTTTTTAACTTTATCAAGAACTTCACATGCACATTTTGAATCATTTCCGCAAATACCGATATCCTTATCGTGATCGAACGTGTATTCCCAACTTAGCCAGCTACCGATGGTTACACTTTTACCAGCCTGTCTTGGCTGCAACGAAATCAGCTTTTCATACGGATTTAAAATATGCTCTATGAATTCATCCTGATACGGTCTGAAATCAGGAAATGATATGCCGGAAGTAGGGGTCTTGATTTTAACATAGTTACTTCTGAAATAATTGAAATCACTTGCACATCTTTTAATCTCATCAATATGTATTTGATCTAGGTTCATTCGAGTGAATGCTTTCTTTAAATCACGTTCAGACTTGTATGTGATTCTTCCCCCGAAAGCATCAAGATAATAATCTTCTTCATCTTTCTTTGTATCGAGAATATCAAGACAAAGCTGTTTACCCTCATTTCCTTTAGCACGTAATGCTTCAAGAAGTTCAAAGGTGATTAAAGATTTATTCTCTTTAAGCTGAATGATTGTTGCAGTATCAAGTATCATCTTATTCCATGTTCTTTTCAATAAGTTTATATAGTTCCGGTATAGACTCAGCACCGTAAATCTTATAAATCTTATCTATCAGCATTAAAACATCTCTTAAATTCATAGGATGTCTGTAATTGTATGAATCATAATTATACTTGTAATAATCTGCATTGTTAAAATTATAACTGTCAGTACCGGGGATTTTAACCTGTTTAGCATTAACCTTGGTAATAAGATTTGAATTATCAAACAGTGAAAGCCGGTAATACTTTTTTAAAAGATATTTTCCGAACTTTGAGATATCAAAATCTCTGTATTCATATAAATATATTATATATTCTTTTAATTCTGAAAACTTTTCAGATATTCTTTCGTTTAATGTTTTCATTTTTTCTCCTGAATTATTATTATATATATTTATATATATGAAAAACGTAATAAAAATTTTTAATGAACTTTCTGAAATTGAATACGGAAGTTTAAACATTCAAACCTTGAAACCGTTGGGGAATGATATCCGGCAAAGACTTCATAGGTACTGTTTTTGGAAAAGTTCCCATTCTTAAAAAAGGCAATATTGAATATTTCAATCCTTAGTCAAAGTGGTTAAAAAGTAATCAAATCCTTTCAAAGTATCAATAAACTTTTGAGATTTTGAAATAGTTTATTGATTGTTTGGGTTGTATAATAATAACTTTATATGTGATATACGTCAAACATATACATATTAACTATTGCGTTTCTAAACTATTTTTTATATACTTATTATATACAGAATGGGGGGTAACATTATGAAATTAGAAGAATACTCAAAATTGCAACTTATATATGCTGTTTATGATGCCTTAACATATATACCTTATGAAATGATGTTTGGGTGTACTTGCTGGAAAGGTGAAGTTCAGGAGTACTTTTTTGATCGAATAAGAAGTATACTTGAGATTTTGGGTATTGATCCATCCCCAATTAAAGAGATGAATTTTGATAATTTTGACTGCTCGTATTTTAATAAAAGGATACATCAACTGGTTGATGAACTTAAAAAGAAGTATCCTGAGGAATTGAAAACAATATATAGCAATCAAAAATTAATCGAGGAACTAATGGAAACCGATTTGACCGGCACATATGGCGAAGGTGTAGAATTGTCATGATATTATAACAATAATCCCCATTATAATTTGGGGGATTAATTTTAGTGAGGACTTTTAATTAAATGCATAGATATATCTCGTAAAACCATGAACTTACTATTTATGTAAATGTAATTATCTGATGATGGCAGAATTCCTGTTTTGTTTGCTATTGAACGAAACGTCATTTTTATTAACAAGTTTCGACCATTCTTTTTTAAAATGGCATCATCTATTTTTTTAAAATGATTTGCAATATGTTTTTTTGTTTGGAAAATTTCTTATAACAAATTCAAATAACCAATCTTGATCATCGCCATAATCAGCATTAAAATTATTTGGTGTGATGGCTAGAAATATGTATTTAATTACCTTATTGATATCTGTTTTATTATTAAATTCCAAACCTAAATATTTAAACATATTAGTATTTTTCTTTCTATTATCTATTATTATATAACGATTTATTGAACTGTTTAACTCTAAATTGCAATAATGATGTATACATTCTAAAACCTCATTAATCTTAGGGATCATATGTTTATTTAATGGAATACGTCTATACTTAGAACGTGCGCTATCTTTGCCTTGATACCTGAAAAATTTATTAGTGCCATCGATTGATACAAATTCCCCTTTAATACTTGTAGGATTTTTAAATACTGCAGTATTGTTTATTGTCGTTTTACTTTCGGAAATAATTCCAGCAATCTTTAAGAATTCCTTGAATGTCATATATCTGATTCCTATATTTTTTAATTTATCCATTATGTATTTATATCTATCAATTTTAAAATGAAAAATATAAATAATATTATATATAATATAAGAGGATTATAATCTTGGAAACTTTTAACATCAATCCAAATGAAGTTGATATCTTTTTAGGTTATTATACTAAAGAGGAAGATCAATTTGCTGCAATACCGATTGTTTACGGCAAGAAAAGTTCAAAAAGTGCCGATACAGATGATTTAGATTTTTTAGACACATCAAATACAAGTTCAGACATTACAGGAAGTTCAAATCCGGCAAGTGATGAACCGGAATCAACTGAGAATGATGTATTTGTTATTCAGCTTTCAAATATAAAACTTGGTCAAACTGTGCATACAGAATCTATAGCTATTGAGGGTTGCGAGTTCATAGAGGAAGAAGAAACATACCCCGGAATTCGAGGTTATAAGATTTTCAAAGATCTAAGAACTAATAAAGAAGTTAGAATTGATGTATATATGAATAATCCGGTTTCCCATGATTTTGAGGAAACTATCTTATCTGATTTCAGATATATTACCAATCATACAGATTCGGATATTTTAAATATTAGATGTAAAGTATTCCAAGATGGTGTTGATTTATCAAATAGAAAGATTACCTATACCCATGATGTTCCGCTTATTGCAAATATCAAGGCTTTATATAATTCAAATACTGTCAAAGAATTATCAAGTGTGACATCTTTTGTCATTGAAATCAAAAAAGTCCCATAAATGGGACTTTACATTTTGACAGGAGTAAGAATATGACCATTATGTTTGAATTTTTGGATTAGACACCTCTATAACAAGCTTTTTATGCTTTACATATATTTTATTGACTGAAAGAACCGAAAGTTTTTCAGCAATTTTTAATGAAACCTCTCTGCAATTGAAGAAAGAATCAACCGTATCATTAAAGTATACGATATCCGGTGAACCTTTTGTACGCTGTTCACGGATTTTAATTCTTGTATCAGATGGAGTCTTTGCAAGAATGTCATATACTTTAATATTTTTAGGGTTGATACTTTTCAACATTTTTACATCTTCTTACCCAGAATTGAAACTTGTCTGAGTATTATAAATTGTGCTAAATCATCTGTCAAGTAATTTTCTTCAGTATCATTAAAATGAACATCCTGACCATCGGTATTAGGGAATACAACCCAGTCACCAGCTTCAATATCAGTTACTTTAGAGCCTACTGCAATAACGCATCCGTATGACGGTCTATCATTAACAGATTTCAGTTTTGCCTGTTCGATAACAATGCCGAATGCACTTGTTTTTTCATCATCTTTTCTTTTCTGCTGCACTTTAACAAGTACTAAATCCCCATTTGGTTTAAATTCGGTTGAATTCATATTAATTTTCTGAATCATTTTTAAATTTCCTTTTGAAAAATAATTATAAATATTATATATATAAATATATTACAAAAAGTGATCTATTTCAAGATTTTAAGAGAATTTTTATGGCTTTCTTTTCATGGAATAAAATTAAATCCTCAGTTCATGATTTTTTCTTTGGTAAAAAGATTAAGGAACTGACCCACGATGAAGCAAAGAATATGCTTAAAACCATGCTTGAAAACAAGGTGGATATAAGCGGGTTCTGGGGTGCAAGAAGATTACATGCAGGGGGTATTTTATTTTTTGAATACGATGCAAAGGCTAAAGATAAGATTATCTTTGATAAATATCCTTTGGTACTTATTCTTAAAGTAAGCCGTAATCACATGCTTGGGGTTAATTTCCACTGGATTAACCTTGATAAACGTTTGAAATTGATTGAATATATTATAAATATAAATACACATAGCGGAAAAATAAATTTTCCATTGAAGTTTGATTATGCAAAGTTGAAACCGTTTCTTAAAAGAAACGGATATAAACTGTGTTTAAGATGTTATATCAAAACACACATGTCACGCAAAGCAACGGTTCTTGAACCGAAATATCTGCTTGACGTTGCACGATTGAATCTTTCTAAATTTATTTACCCAACTAAGATCAGATTTAAATAGAGTGAGGTTTTTAAATGGCTACATTAGATGGTTACGAGCCGTATGCTACTGGTATGACTGCAAAGATGGCAGTAGAAGCGTTATGGAGAGCATATCAAATTCCTGAACATTCAAAGGAAGTTCTTGAAAATTCCTTTATGGTAATTTCACAGAATACACCGCCGGATTACAGCTTTTTAATAGATTTAGACAATGTGAAGTTTCCGGTATGGCATGATTTAAGTACAAACAAGTACTACTTTGGTGATATAAACACTACTGCAAGATGCGTTGTCTGGTTTCAAATTATGTAGATTTTAATGTAAAAAATATAAATATAAATAAAACAAATTTGTTAAAAGGGATCTAAAATGAGCAACAAAATAACCGAACTCAAAAAATATATTGGTGCTGGTGCCAGAGCAAACAAATATAGAGTGTATATATCATTCCCAAGTGTTTTATCAATTCCCAGCACTGTGCTGAACTCACTGCCGGTATTGTGTAAATCTACATCTTTTCCGTCTAAAACGATAGGACAGATTGAAGTTTTCAATCAAGGTAGAAAACTTGTATTGCCGGGAGACACCCAGTATCAAAATAACTGGAACTGCACATTTTATAATACTGAGGAACATAATATCCGCCGTGCATTTTTTGAATGGATGAAAGCATGTGATCACTTTCAGGCTAACTCACATTCCGGTGTACCGGCTGAATTGATGATTACTATGGTAATTGCACAGCTTGACTCAGATCAAAACGAAACTGCAAGTTATGAATTTCATAATGTATTTCCGTCAGAAGTTTCGGAAATTCAAGTTTCTGCAGACCAGAACGATCAGGTACAGGAATTTGATATTACCTTTACATTTACCGATTTCATTGTTGGTAGAAACAGCGAGGATAATGATTTACCTAGCATGTACGATCCATCAACACTTAACATTGTTGCATCAAATAATTAAGGTTAGGGGTGTTGTATGTATTACGTAACTAATTTTAACTCTATAAATGATGTGTTTGATAAGCATCGGCAGACTTTTTCATCTGCTAGGAATTTAGAAGTTGTAAACACTAACCAGCAGAAAACGGAAAGTACCTATCCATTGACAAATATAGGTTATTTCCCTGAAAGTAAGTATGTTTTGATTGAAGTTTCACTTGCAGGATTTAATAAAGATGATCTACATGTTCGTTATAATGGAAGCACTATATGCATTGATGCTGAATATACAGACAAAAATATCTGTACATGTTCTGATTGCAATTGTGAAGATGAACTTAAATACATTCAAAGGAATATTCCGTCAAAGGATATAAACCGTAAAATTTACTTGAACAATGCCTATATAGGTGCTAAAATACGTTCATCATTTGTTAATGGTATTTTAAAAATTTTAGTTGTTCCAACTCAGGATTATGAGGATATTACCATAAGCGGAACTGACGGTGAACATTCACATACATGTGAAAAACCGCAACATAAAAAGAAACATCATAAACCTAAATTCCCTTATGGATTCATGCCGGTTTATCCTGTTCCAATGGTTCCTGTGAACGGAAACAGTGGACATAGTTCGGAAACATGTAATTGTATGGATGATTTTGTCAGAATTGATGATGAAGATATCTTAAATATTTTTGGAAGTGATTTAACAGATGAAAACGATAATGCTGATATTGACAATACTGACAATAACGGCAATAGCAATATACCTGATGTCAATGACAACACTGGCAATAATGATAACAGTGGCGATAATGGCAATCAAGAGAATGATGATTCTTCCTCAGATGATGATCCAGAAACTATGAGTGAAGATGATATTTTAGATATTTTAAATGGATAAGAATTAAAAACTCTCTCAAACATTTTGAGAGAGTTTTTTATTTACAATTCAAAAGACTTGAACTGATTTGGTTGATTTTGAATAATTTTAACATTGTTATGACGGTGCATAATCAATTCAGCAAAAAGGTATTCTTCATCATCTATCGGTTTATTGCATACTATTTCAATCGTAAATTTCGGATCTTTCAGATTGTTTTCATACCGTGCAAGATATTCATTACATGTATCAACAAGATTTGATTTATCATCAATATAGATAGTACTTTTCAAGGATAAATCCGGTTTGATTGGATTGCGTTCATTAACAAAATCATCAAGCATTCCAAGTTTTGCTTTTTGCATCAAAACTTGTTTCTGTATAAACTCGTTTGTTTCAGTTTCCTTGTTTATAATGTTTATAAAAGAATTATGAATAATAGTACTGATATATGAAAATGCTGAAACCGGCTGTTTCGTAATTGCTGATACTTTGGTATAATCAAAGTTATCAATGTATTTAAGAACTTTATAACATGCATCGGATTTAAATTCATCATGGTAGCTGTAACCACGGAACTGGGATTTGGTGAGGATTCTTTCAACAATCAACATCACATCACGTCCGAAAAGTTCATAAGATGCAGAATCAATCGGAACTAAAGTGGATTTATTGAGAATTTGATTCTTCAAACGGTTTCGTATACGTTTCAATTTTGAATTCTGCTCAGAATTATCAAAACTTAAATTTGATAGTTTATTATATAATCGTACTCTATTATCAATATAATTATTAGCTAAAATATTTTTTTCAGAATCATCTGCATTTGTCACATAGCATTTCCGCATATTTGTAATACGTGCATTTTTAATCCTGATTATAAGACTTTTTAATTCTATTTCAGAAACGTATAACATTTACACCCTCTTTAAAAGCATTTTTAAAAAATATTTAAATATTATATATAAATATATATAATATTACAAATATTTTTAAAAAGAGGGCTTTCAATGGCTTATAATGACATATCAAAGAACTTCACCTATGAAAATGGTGGTACTATTGATGGTGATTTAGCACTTACCACCATGGCAGCAAACACCAAAATCAAGAATAAAGCAAGCGGTCAACTGTATGTTAAACGCAGCGGATTTTCAAATGTTTTTGATAAAACAAATACATATGCAAATTATTTAAAAGCTGATGAATTCGGTATTAACACATCCGGTTCTGGCAACGGTGTTGCAAGCATTACATATTCATCATCCGGTAGAAAGATAACACAGAATTTAACAACTTTTACTACCCCTAGTGATCTCGCAACTGCAAATGATAATTTAAAATCCCAAGCTGTAGGAAGTATTACCGTTTCCGGCAGAACTGTAACATATAAGAATGTTAATGGACAGACTTTAGGTTCATTTCAGACTCAGGATAACAATACAACATATAGTGCCGGTACTGGATTGAGTTTAAATGGAACTACCTTTAATGTTACAAGTACTGCCGGAAATTCAAATCTGCAATGGAATGCAGAAGTTACTTTGGGTACTGTGGGTGGATTAGCTATTAAAGCTAAACTTCCGGCAAATCCTATTACAGAAGGCGATGTTATCATCGACGGCTATGTCACTGGCTCAGGCTCATTCGATAAAGACGGCAACTGTCACATTACTGTTACCCCTAACATCTCCGATACTCCGTCGGTATGGTATGTCGGCAAGACTAACGCTGCGGATAAGTGGGGCGATGATGAGAACGGCAATCCGTGGGGTTCAACACAGAATCACCCATTCGCAACGCTCGGTTACGCCATAACCCAGACCAACATTCATACTTTCCCGGGAAACACCATTCAGATAAAAGTGCTTGACGGCGGTTCTTACATAGACAGTGACTACCGCGCCGTGGTAGTCAACTGCAACACTTATGTTGAGTCAGCCGCTTCATCGCGTCCGTCGTTCCGTTGCTCATGGGAAATCTCGTTCAATAGCGTGTCTTCACTAAGCCTTGACGGAATTGACTTTCGTTGCTCTATTGCTCCGTCAGCGCCAATCAACGGACAGACTTTCTTCCGCTGCTATGGTTCTGGCCGATTGGCGTTCGTACACGGCTGCCGCATGATTATTGATAACAATAATTTCGGTACTAACGTATGGGGCTTCATCATTCTGTACGATAATGTGGAACTTGGACTAGACGTGCGTGACAGCCAGCCAGCGCTTTATCTTGAACTTGCGAACGCAGGCACTACAATCGCTGGCTCGTACTGCATTTGCTTCTCAGATAGATCTGCATTTAGCGCTATGGCTAAAGACTCAAGCGATCCTAATCTTGTTATCAACGCGCCTGCTGGTACTAAGATTGTCGGCGAAGCAATACGAGTAGAACGTAGTAACTCCGTAGCTCAATACGATGCTGCAAACGTTCATGATGGCATTCGAGAGAGATTCTTGATTGATTGGAACATCGCTGATGACTCTGAACTTAGACAGGTTTATTTGCACAAGTATGCGTACCTTGGTCTTAGAAAGAACCCTGCTAAAGGTCAGGCTTTGCCGGGAAGTTCTGTGGGCACAATCGCTGATGGAGCAGACTACGATCAATTGGACGCTTAACTTCTGTCGCCGCCGACTGGCGGCTTTTTCGAAGTAATTATTGAAAAAATGGAATGTTTAAAAGTTCTTTCATAAATACGATATATTCGTTTTTGAAATACATAAATTTTTTTATTGTATTTAAAATTATCAGGTATATTCGAGAATGGTTTATAAGGAACTGTAAATAAATAACTTCCGAAATTTAATGCATATAAATATATACAAAAATATTTAAAATTTTTATTGCATTATTATAGATACTATAGTATTATAACAATTATGATAGATAAAAACAAAGAAATACGTGTACGTAAATTACAAGTAAAAAGAGGAAGTCAAGCTGAAAAAGAACTTGACCACAATATGTTTTTATCTAAAAATTTATATAATACATGTCTCTATATTCAACGAAATAATTTTTTCACAAAAAGAGATTGCCAAGATCCAAAATTGAAAAGCGAGATGAAGTCATTTTTAACTTTTGTTGATCTTATTAAAATGCTTCAAGATTCAAATCAAGTTGATTATAGGGCTTTACCAGTCGTTAATGCTCAACAAACATGTATTCAATCATGTAATGATTTTATATCATTCTTTGAAAAATTAAAGAATGGTGATAAAACAGCTAGAATACCTAAATATAAAGATAAAGTAAAAGGTCGTAACAAACTTTCTTATACGAAAAATGGTATATCAACTAAGGAACTTAGAAACGGTTATATAAAATTAACCGGCATAAATACCAAATTCAAAATTCCTGATGGTATTGATTATAAAGATATTCAACGTGTTGATGTTGTTAAAAAATCATCTCATATTGAAGTTGTTATAATGTATAAAGTTCCGAAAGTTGAACTTAAAGAAAAGAATAACCGTTATATGGGGGCTGATTTAGGTTTAGACAACCTAATTACTGTAGCATCAAATGTTAAGGGGATAAACCCTATTATATTTGATGGTAGACCGGTTAAAGCAATAAATCAGTTTTATAATAAATATGTATCAGAACTGCAATCTAAATTAACTAAAAAGGGGAAAGAAAAGTATACATCGAATAAAATTTACTCGATAACGAAAAACCGTTATAACAAAATTAAAGATTATTTTCATAAAATATCTACGTATTTAATCAATCAAGCAGTTTCTAATGGTATTACTGCCATATTCATTGGATTGAATAAAGAATGGAAACAAGAGATTAAACTCGGAAAGAAAAATAATCAAAAATTTGTTGAAATACCTTTTGATATCTTAATTGATATGATAACTTATAAAGCTAAAGATAAAGGTATAGATGTTATAACAACTGAGGAATCCTATACCTCAAAATGTTCATTCTTTGATAATGAGGAAATGTGTCATCATGATAAGTATCAAGGAAAACGAATTAAAAGAGGATTGTTTAGGACTTCAGATAGAAAAACTATTAACAGTGATGTTAATGGGGCATTGAATATTATTAGAAAAGTAATTCCTACGTTTAGCTGTGAAACAGCAAAACTGGAAGTAGCGGATGTGGCTAATCCTGTAAGAATTTCGTTTAGAAACGGGAATTTATTTCAAGCTTCTAAACGAATGAGCTTATAAATGTAGATAAATTTCGGAAGTTATTTATTTACAATGCCTAAGGTCCTAAATGATGAACTATATATGGATCAAAAATAAAATCTAATTGATGATTCCACGATATATCATTAGGCATTATTCTAATAATATTTACTTTATTACAGAAAAAGAAATTTAAACTAAGTGAAATTAGTTTTGAAAAAAAAATAATTTTTTAAACAACGGCAATGTAAAATTTAAAAATGATGTTTTGATATTGATGATACATCATTATTAAGAATTTCAGGAACAATTCAAGATTGGAAAGATCAGATTGATAGCGGTTTAGACGAAACAGCAATTGTTCAAAAGTGGATATCACAATCAAATAAACCGGTTGATTTAACCTTTGGCGAACTCGTTGAACTCGCAAGAAAAATGAGATTAGAAGTTCAAAAGGTTGTTTTCTACTCAAATGATTTAAAAGGGGAAGTTGAAAATGCTAAAACAATTGAAGATGTTGAAAAAATAGTCTGGGATTATAAAAGCCTTTAAAAATACGTTATGAACTTTTGCGAAAAGTCTGTTACGTAATAAAAAATACGCAATGGACTTTTCTTATTTTAAGTTCTGGATTTGATTTGATTTAGTGTTAAAACTCTTTTTAAAGTATTTTTATATATTCTTTATATAAAGATATCGAAAAAAATTTAAAGCACTTTTTTATAATTAATTTTAAAAAATGATTAAAAATGAAAGTTTTAGATATCCACAGTTTCTTTGTTTTTAACCTGATAATACTTAGGGTACTGATAATTATACGTTACCTAAAAACTATTTAAACTACTTGAATTAAGTAGAATTCATAGCTTCTTCGCCTATTGTTGATAGGTTGTAACGTAACGATAATAAAACTTCTTTTACCCTATGTCTGTTTAACAGTTTAGGTTCATAAGTTCCATTACCAAGTTTACTATTTTTTAAAAGTTTGTTCCTTAACACTGTCGAAACTACTCTTTTTAAAATGTTTCTGCTGGCATTTAAATCAGCATTTGATTTATAGCCGCATTCAATACACTCAAATTCTTCTTGAGTTTTTCTATTGTTTTTATCAATACAACCACACATTAAACATTGCTGAGATGTATAGTATGAATGAACTAATGATACTGCAATACCATATTTTCTAGCAATATGTTCAAATTCATCTTTAATAGAAGATAATTTAAGAAGCTTAATTCTTCTATTATAATTAAGACCATTTTCATCTTTACAGAAACATTTATCTTCAAAGCCATTTAAATCTTCAAGCACGGCATGATCTATATTTGTTGATTTTAATTTTTTACATAATGATGATATTTCATATCTAATTGTTGATCTAAGTTCATTTGTAAGATGCTTTATTTTATGGGCTTTTCTTTTCCCAATTACATAATCTTTATTAGATTTAAGTGAATCAACCTTTAAAAGTTCATTACTTAAAGTTTCAACAAGATTTCGATCATAATCAATCGATTCCCCATTTGAACACTGCATGAGATTATGTTTACTGTTTACATCTATACCAATAAAATTTGTTTTATTATCTGGAATATCTCTTTCATCCTCATAACTAAGAATGATTCTTATTCTGTTATTTTCATCAAAACATAATGTATATGTTGTATCTCTACCATTAGTATATCGTTTCATATCTTTATGAAAATCTTTTGAATACTTAACTGGTATAGTTAACTTTTTTCTATCGTTATTGCCCCATGATATATTTATAAAAGCTTTAATTTTAGAATTAAAATTTTTATTATACGAAACAATATCTGATGCTAAACGGCTTCTACCTCTGAACGTCAATGAACTAAAAACTATAGGATTTTCTGAATACTTTTTTATAATCCTTTGCCTTTTGCTCATAGCAAGGCTCATAAGTCTGCTTAAACCATATTTATAGATATGATCTATTATGGATGCATAAAACAGTTCCTTTTCATGATTTGTTTCTGAAACAAACCTTTCTAAAAGATAATCAAGAATATCATTATTTCCGTATCTAGCCAAATATGTTAATGTTATAGTCAATGGTGTAGATACGAATTTTTTTATGTATTTCCTTAAGTTCACCGATTGAATGATTTTTAGAGTTTCTTTTGTAATATACAAAATGGTAATCTTGAACCATCTTAAAATTTAATTTTTTCTTTATCGCATTAAACTTGTTTTGATATGCTACAAAAACATCATCAGCCATGTGGAAGTAAAAATTAGATTTTATCCTATCACGAACTAAAGGTAATATTGATTGTTGAAACTCATACTTTGTCATATTATGAAAATACAACAGATTTTTATTAACTTCAATAGAAAGTTCATTTTTAATCCCATTCAGATAACAAGCAAAGTCATAGATCTCATGATATTTTGTATCGCTGAGTTCATAACTGTAAAAACTTCTACTGTATATACTGTTTATTTTCAATTTGTATTTTCTAAGTAACTAATAATTTTTTATATTATCAATAATATAATAACTTTGTTTATATGTCAATAAAATTGTTTTTAAAAATGTGATATACTTCAAAATTTTAAAACATTATCTATACTATACTTAACAATGAAACTAAGGTTAAACAAGTTCCTAAAATTGGATTTAATTTAGGGACAGTTCCTAATTATTCATCAAATCCGAAATTTCAATAGTTTTCTCATATTTATATACAGCCACGGGACTATGACTTAATTTTCTTAATTCGGCTAATTTCACTTGAAAATCTCCATTTCGTTATATTTTTTCAAAATTATTTTAAGACATTTTCCGCTTTCATACTGCAGACAGTGATAATAGTACTCAGATGGTTCTAATGTGCATTCCTCATACTTCTTAGGGAAATTATAGCCTACAAAAAAGCCGATAGTCAAGGCTATCAGCAATAAAATAAATTGTTTCAATATTTTAATCATTTAAACATCCACAAATCGCCAAAACCGTCAAAATCGGTAGAATGAGCAAAGAATTCACCTATACTTTCACTTTCATAATTTGAATTATCCCGTGAACTTTCTGAGGAACGTTCACGCTTTTTAGTATTCTCTTTCTTAGCGTGATCTTCTGCATACAACTTGACCAAATCTTCCTGCACGGAACTGAACATGTTCAAAATCGGCATAAGTTCAGAATTTGGAATATTTGAATTTGAAAGCATTCCCAATGCGCTTTCAAGAGTCATTAATGCATGTTTAGCAATCAATACTTCGTCTTTAGTCATAGAATCCCCTAGAATGCCCCCAGAATACCCCCTAGAACGCTACCAGTTCGCTTTAGAACCTATTCTGTGTGTAGATATATTATCTTTGCCATAGGCACGTAAAATGCGCTGTGCAGTGGCAAAGAAACCACCCTCAAGATTGCAGTATTCAACATCAGGGTCAGTCCAGAAAGCGCCACGACTTCTACTGCAATATTGTCTTGAAACGGTCACACCATCGCACACACTTCTTGCAATAGATACAAAAATATCAATATTTCCATCTTCGGCATAAAAACTAATCTCTCTTTCAGCCAATGTGTCCATTTCAAATTCCTCTCTCAATCAAGTCTATGTGTATAATTATACATATTATTTTTTATTTGTCAAGTTATTTTTTAAAAATATAACGTGATATAAATCACATTATATTCTTATAATATATAATACATGAATTCTCAGCCGTTGTCAATTATCCCCAGTCTAAAGTGCTGTAATCTAAAACAGGGAATGTGAAGAACACATTTGCATTATCAAGGTTCTTATGTTTAAAGAATGAATTGTTTTTAACATCAAATAATAAAGTATCATTATTATTACTTGCTGTTTTCTTTTCATTCAGTTTTCTTTCGTTCGTGGCTAAATCTTTAGAAGTCTTTTCCGAACGAGTATCAGCATCTTTTGTATTGTTCTTAGCTACTTCTACTTTTTCTTTATTAACTTTCGGTTCAAAAGGTACTTGTTTTTCCGGTGTTTTAGTAGTATCAAATGTTTCTGCAACATCAGTATTTGTCGCAACTGTCGGTGCTGGGGTATCAGATGCACCGTAACGATAGTAAAATACACCGTTATTAGGTCTTACACCTTTATAAATATTCCATGCTTCTGGACTTTGCTGTACAAAGTCAGATATCCAGTTTTTACCATCATATATGGCTACATGATAATGCTCATTTCCATCAGGGGTATTAAATTTATTAACAACACAGATATCACCTACTTTTGCATCATATTTGCCTAAACCGCTATAAACCATATTAAAACCTAGTTTACGTAATATACCTTTTGTATGGTATTCATGTGCATAATGAGGTCTGTTAAATTTAAGACCGCTTGCCTGTAATGCATTTGATACATAATGAGCGCACAATCTGGTACTTTGTTTTTCTGATTTTTCTCTTCCGTAACGGTCAAACCTTGTATTTTTTCTTGCTGTTTCAGCAGCTTTTAAAACCTTTTGGAAAACATCATCTTTCGGTGCTGTAGTATTTGTAGTACCAGTAGTTCCATCAGGTTTAGTATAATGTAAAACCTTTGGTACTGGGGTTGATACTTTTAATTCATCAGTTTTAGGTGCAGTATCAACCGGTTTAGGGGTATCAACTTTAGGTGCAGTATCAACATGTTTAGTTGCATCAACCGGTTTAGGAGTATCAACTTTAGGTGTTGCATCAACATGTTTAGTTGCATCAACCGGTTTAGGAGTATCAACTTTAGGTACAGTATCAACCGGTTTAGTTTCAGTAGGAATTCCGGCGGCACTCATATTAAACTGTTTTTCATCTAATACAGTAGGAATTTTAAAAGTTTCCACCGGTTTAGTAACTTCTGCATATAATACTTCTTTTCTATATTGATTATAACCTTTACCTTTAAAATTTTTAAATCTAGGATCGTTATAATACTCAAAACTTTCTTTATCATTGGCTACATAGTTATTAGACAGTTCAGCACTGCCATCGTTCTTTAACTGACCGATAACTTTTAAATTGTTATTATAAAACGGTTCTTTCTCATTATCTTTTCTGATTGCTACCGTGCCATGTAAGAATATAAAATACACATTTGCACCGCCGAATATAGTCATTACATCTTTATTATGTATTTTAGTTACTTCAACAGTAATAGGGGGTGCAAGCCAGTATTGTATATTATTTATCTGTGACCGAATACGGCTGATAAACTCTTTCCATGGATGATGGAAAAAGTATTTGGTTGCTGCAATCTGTGCATCTAATGAGTTAAACGCATTCCAATAACGCAAAATATGGGTTTCATATGCATCTTTACTGTTTAATTCTTCATTAAGAGTACTGAGATTTGTTTCAGTTAAGTTTCTACCAGCTTCAAATCTTGCTTTTTCAACCCTTTCAACTGCATTCCAAGCATCTTTTTCAGGATCGCCGGTCTTTTTAATCAAATCGGCTTGTTCACGCATTTTAGAATTTTTAATATTTTCTAATTGTTGTTTATCACTGAATAAAAGAGCATTACTTTGAATAAGTGCATCTATTTCAGCAACACTTAACTCATTACGGATTCTATCAAAATCAACAACTTTAGTATCACCTATACCACCTATTCCAGATGTTTTAATGTACCCCTCGTTTTCCAAGGTTTTTAATACACTGTTTTTAGAAACATGCAAGGCTTCTGCAGTCTGATAGGTGTATTCTATAGCTTTTTCCCCTACTCTGATAATATCCATAAAATAATGACGCAATGCATCTGGATCTATACAGTATAATGCTTCTCCAAGTTCTTTAAGAACAGGAATAACCGCCCATGCAGAGATTTTACAGAAGTCTAAAATAACTAAAATTGATTGACCAATCGGAAATCCATCAATAGTCCAAGAACCAACCTCTTTCCATAATGGATCGTTTCTATTGTATTTTTTTTCAAAATACTGTAATGCTGGGACTATGAAATCTTTTATAATAGTACCGGCAAGATTTAACAGCAACGGAATACATTCAAAAAATCCAACAATAGCACCTACAACCGGAATCAATTCAAGGGTTGCTATTGCTGTTAATGCGTATTTTTCGGTTTCATCATCCATATGTTCTAACTCATACTTAACCATACATATGGATATAAAGGCAAAGAATATTGAGAAAGCCCCAGAACCTAATGCACGTCCGGTACTTTTCAAAGCTTTTATAAGTTTTGGATAAACCTTCTTTAATCTGTTACGTCCCCAAATCTCTTCGGCTAATGCAATCGCTTTCTTATTTTTCTTAATCTTATCAAGTAATTCTTTCTTAGCAACCGGATCTAATTCAGGTTTCAACTTAGCCATGTTTTTCTGAAGTTGTTCCTGATTAGATAATCTGATATTGTCTGCAACACGTCTTGTATTTGCAGCCTTTTGTGCATCGGTTCGGAAATCTTTGAAATTCGTTTTTGCATCCCTAAAATGAGTTGCTACATTTTTATTGGCTTTGTGTACCCTCATCGCACTTTCATATCTTGCAAATTTAGCAGCATCCAATAATACTTTATCAATAAAACTTTTTTCATCATCGCTATCTGAGCCATCTGAATCATCTTCATTTAAGTTATTGAACAATGAAAACAATGCGCCACCGCCAAGGGCGGCAAGTATTCCACCTAGAATACCGCCTAACCCAAAATTAAATCCGCCGTTACCACCGGATTCAATATTAGATACATTCTGATAATCTGTATTCTTATATGGCAATTTTTGTACATGTTCACGTTTTTTATCATATATAGAGTGTAAATTATCCTCTGACAACTCTTTTAATGCCATATATATTTTAGTCTGTGTTTTATTGATGCTCTTTAATTCCTTTAAGGATGCAGAGTTCAAAAAGGTATCAGACATTTTACCTTTGTTCTTTGGCTTGATTAAGTCAACAAGGTTATTGATAAAGGTTTTCTTTGTGGTATCACTTAAATCATTATTAAGGGCAAGAACATTATAAATCTCATTAACTATTAAATCATTTTGTATTTCCGTATGCAAGGTTAATTTATCCATAATCTTTTTACAGAGTATAGATTGATACCGGTTATTAGTTTTCCTATTTGAGATTTTGTCACGTTTTATGGCATAATTTATCGTGTTTGACAGTTGATTCAACTGTACACGATAAGTATTTGGGTAATCATGCTTTTTTATGACTATGTTCTGTGATACCGGCTTGGTGGTAGCAGTACTTGATGTTCTGGTTTTGTTCTTTCTGGAAAGAGCGTTCGGATCTGTGCCGTTTCCGTTGCCGTTATTGTTTAAAAGGTCAGAAACAGCCTTTAAAGCCAATGCACCTAATGCACCCCCTACTAATGCTTTTCTACCGAATTTAGAGGATTTAGACGGCTTTCCTTTACCACCCTTATTAGCTTCTGAAACACGTCTAGGGGGTTTTCCTTCAGCTTTAGGTGGTTTAACACCTTTACCACCCTTACCGCCTTTAAACCATCCTTTAACGGTATTGATACCCCAACGAACACCAGCATCCTTACCCATACAACTACCCTTTCTTAAATATCAATTGGTCTATCTTGTAAAAAATCACTGCACCAATGCACTGACATATTACAAGATTCAACACAGCACCAATTCCAAGTGATTCAAAATACCACATCGGCAAAGCTAGTACTAACGTACTCAATTGCCAGCGCATAAAATATAGAAAAAATTTCATTTGTATTAACGTAATAATTAAAAAATTATAAATATTATTAATATTTATATATATAAAATAGAAAAATTTTTAATTTTTAGTGTGTTTTCATTAAAAAATACACTAAAAACAAGCTTTTTTAGCTTTCTGAACGTGTTTTGAGTGTTAAAAATCCTAAAATCTAGGAATTTTTAGGAATTTTTCACATGATTGAACGTGTTTTTATTAAAAATTTTATTAATTATTAATATATTATATATATAAGATCTGAAAAAATAATTTTTTAAAGGAAAAATCATGAAATTACGTATGCTTTTGGAGTCACTCAGCTATAGTGAAGCCTTGAAACTGTTTAATCTTGATAAAGATTACACAGAAAATGATGTTTTGAAGAAGTATAAACGGCTTGCTATCAAATTTCACCCTGATAAGGGCGGTGATGTTGAAAAGATGCAGGACTTGAACTATGCAAAAGACTTGCTTTTGAAGAATGTAACTAAGGATTATAAACAGCCGGAATCTAGGGAATCCAAGAAGTCCGATTATGAGTTCCTTAAGAAACAGACTGAAAAGCTATGTAAGGAATACTTCGATAATCTTAATCCTGACGTATTTGTTGAATACTTCAATGAGATGTTTAACGATTCATTCAAGTACACAGTAACCGATTTCACGGATTTTTCAATCTTCTATGGCAAGCATGTAAAATTCTTTAATGCCGGAAAGACTAAGATAATCGACCTAGATATCTGGTTACGGTTTGATGATGTGTATAGTAGTATTGCAAATGGAAATCTTTCCTCGCCGGATATGAAAGTAACTTATGAAACCAAACTGTTTATCGATGGTAAACGGCAACGTGTTAAACAGAAAACTTATAATGATTATGGGAAACGGGAAATTTTCCGAGATCCTACTATCATCTTTGACCGCAAGAAACTCAAAGCAATCGCCCAAGGCGAAAAGCGCAAGGGTAATATTCTGAAGAAACGTGATTTTGAATATCTTTTTGAGAATAAGTTTGGCGGTAGATGTAACGGTAATAACATATACACCATACCTATCTGCAATGGTGAAGCATATTTGTGTATTGACAGAATAACCATTATGAGAGAAGCAGAATATCGCTTTTGTATTCCGCCGGTACAATTCAAATGGAATAGCAAATATAAAGACCTTGCAAAAGACTTGTATCAATCACCAGATTGGTCTTATGTATATGAAACCGCTGAAAGCCTTGCATTCTTTGACAAATACCTAAACATCTTAAAGAATGAGAATCCGAACAATCTGAACACAGTATTGAAACTGATGTTCACAGAGATGAAATCTGTACAAACAATGTCATTGAATACTTTATCACAAAGTAGATAACATGACATAATTTGTCATATTTAATATATCCCCATAAATATGGGGATTATTCAAATGCTGTGTCATCCGTGTGGTTATCGTCCCAAACAAGTTTGGCATGTTGCCAGATTTTCACACCGTTTCTTTCTGAACTGCACCATCTTAAAAGATTTTTCTTAATTTTATCAAAATCTTTTTGATTTTGAATTTTCAAAATTTTCAAATCATCAAAATTTTTTGGTGCATTTTCAGTAATTTCAATTTTTGCGATTTTCTTTCCATCTAACGTTTCTACGTGAAAATGCGGCGGATTGTGATCGTTCGAGTATAATTTTGCCACAAATTCAAAACCATGTTTTGCTTGACAGATTGTTAAAACATCAATCATTTCACATTCAAAAACTTTCAAATGGTGGAGAGGGATGGATTCGAACCATCGAAGGCAGAGCCGTCAGATTTACAGTCTGATCCATTTAGCCACTCTGGAACCTCTCCAAAAATTTTAATTATTCATCATCTTCTTCATCGAAGTCTTCATCTTCATCATCATCAACAACTTCAATATGGCTATTAAGATCGTTCAAATCAATGAATCCTTCATTATAATAAGCCATCGGTGTTCCCATGCGATAAGTATTCGGTGAAATGTTTACAATATCATTTTCGTTGTACTCATCTTCAAGTTCATCGATAACACCTTGTAGATAATCAATTAAGTCAGAAACGGTTACTTCTGAACTTTCACGAATTCTTCTGCGTTTAAGCATTTTTACTCCCTTTTAAAAATAAAATTTTGCAGTTTATGCTGTTAAACAGCCGGAACTCTGCAAAACCGTAATATGTACACTATATTTGATATTCTTATTATATATATATTATTTTTCAAATTGCAAGTTATTTTTCAAGAATTTTATCAATTTTTGATTCGTAACGATTAGCAATTTCAGCAATTTCCGTGTGGTATTCTTTTTTTACAATTATATTATCTACAAATTCCATGGCATTGTCAAGTATTCCATTAATTTCCAAATCTGTTAATGAATTTATTCCATTTGGAAGCACACGGATTTCACTAATACCATATGAATTTGAGAATATACAGCATTCCTGCCGTAAATCTTTGCTGGATTCTATATTACTGTTATCTAGGATTTGACAAATTAAAATATCTAAATCCTCTGACCAGTTTTCAAGCATATCCCAGCCACTTTCAAAAAATTCAAATCCCGGAAGTACACAGCCTTGAACAAGAAGTCTTTTCTCGGAATCCGTCAATTCGGAACTGATTTTAAAAAGTTCCGATGCATCATATCTGCTTTCTTTTAGCTGGAATTGTTTTAACATTTAAATCCTCTGCAATCCGGTAGGTGCATAATGAGTACCGTATTGTTTATCAAAATTTCTGAGCCACTTTTCAATTTTGCGGTTCACATCATCGATGAAATCACTAAGAACCTCAATGCTTTCTTCATAGTAAGCATCGAAATCATCAATATCCATGAATTCATCATCGTTGCTCGCCGGTAAATCATCGGTATCAAAAGATAAATCATTATCAAAACCGACATCTTCAAGCATTTCCTGAATTCCACCGTTCAACCAGTCACGAAACGTATCATAATTACTGCATTCTACATTCCAGAGGGTTTCAGCACCGAAAGTATGCAAATCATGACGGATACTGCACAAATCTTCTAATGCTCTTATCTGATCTGTTTCAAACCCTTGCTCTTCAAGAATATCGGCATTTTCCGCATTCCGGCGGTCAACGTTACGCATTCTGCGCTCGTAATCCGATTTTGATAAGATACCCATTTTTATTCCTCAGATTCAGAGTGTTCGCTTAAATTGTGTTTTACACGATCTCGGACTTCAGCCTGTTTACCATCATTGAATCTTGTTTTATAATCGCCGGTTAAATATCCTGTTACTCTTCTAATTCTTTGAAAATGCAGATTTTCACCAATTTTACCATTCTTTACTTTAATTGCAGCCATTTTGATTTCCTTTTTTAATGTTATATTTGTATTTATATTTTTTCTTTAGTTTTTTGTTAATTCTTTAATAAGTTCGGCAGTATTAACAATCTTGCTTTCACTCTCAATATTTATATTTGTGATGTTCTGTGTCTTAGGGTTTTTATCCGTGATTTTTGCAATGTTCATCATTACATTTGAAATATCTTTATAAGATTGTAAAAACAGTTTCAGATTGTCTGTCAAAGTTCCTTGAAGTAATGCATAGGATTCAAGCATTTTCGGATTTGGTTCGCATTCAAGTTCATTACCCATGGATTTTAACATGTTTTTACCCATATCGGTAGTTTCTTTCAAGGTCTGACGTACATACTTGAAATCTTCAAGTAAGTTTTTAAGATTGATGATTTCAGAAACATCGAGTTCAGCTTGATCTTCCGGCAATTCCTCAATAATTTCATCAACACTTGTTGTTATCTCATCTGCATCAACCATGAGATCGTCCGCATTCTGAACACTTTCTGCAATCTTTGCAGTTATCTCGTTGAACCTTTTAGCAAGACGTTCGCCTTTTGTTTTAATTTCCATTTTTTAATGCCTGACGTTTTGTGTTTATCTGATATTTGATGTATTCAAATTCTTCTGGATTCATAAGTTCTAAATACATTTTAGCTTTATCTAAAGATACATTATAATACTCAGATATATATTTTAAATTATTTTCGTATTCTTCATTCATTTTCAAGGCTTTCGGAAAAGGTATAAATCGTTTTCTACCGTTCAATGCATACTGAGCAAGTTTCAACTGCAATTCATCCGGTATGTTATAGTTAAGATTTATACACTGTGCAATCTTTAAAGTATCAAAAGTACCTGATAACCAGCGGCAGAACATAAAACTGTTAAACTTTTTAAGTTCTTCCTCTGTGAATTGATGTGATTTACTCATCACATTTTTAAAAACATTAAACATTTTTGTTCCCCATATAAACTTTCAATAATTTTAATGCATTGTTTTCAATTTGTCGAACTCTTTCAATCGATATATTCAAGGTTTTTGATAACTCGGTCAAAGTACATTGTTCTTCAAGATATCTTTTTTGAATAATAAATCTACTTCTTTCATCTAATGATTGTAAAGCATTTTTCAAATTTTTATATATTGCATTCTTATAATCATTGTTTTCAATAATTTTTGCAAAATCAGAACGTTTATCTTCAAGACAGAGGATTTCAGGTTCATCTGCATCATATGATACTTCTGAATCGCTCATTTTAAGTTCCATCTCAGTAACATCTTTCGGGGTTACTTCTAAATCAGATGCAACTTTTGAAACTTCTTTGTTAGAAAGCCATTGAACATTCTTTTTATACTTTTTCAGATTGAAAAAGAGTTTTCTCTGCGCTTTGGTAGTAGCAACTTTAACAAGTTTCCAGTTATTTAAAATAAACTCATGGATTTCAGATTTAATCCAGTGCATAGCATAAGTTGCAAGTCTTACTCCGTTTGACGGATTAAAACGTTTTATAGCCTGCATTAAACCGATTGCACCTTCCTGAATTAAATCTTTCAACGGAAGTCCATATCCAAGATAACCTTTTGCAATATGCACTACAAACCGCATATGCGACATTACTAAACGATATGCAGATTTTTTATCACCGCTTTCATGAAATTTCACGGCTAAATCATGTTCTTCCTCTGCAGAAAGCATAGGAAAACTGTTTATCATTTTCAGATAAGCTGCTAAATCAGATTTTTGTTCAATTAAACTGTTCATTTTTTGTTTTAACTGTTTATACCATTATTCAAAGAAGTTTATCATATCTGTGAAATGTGTCAAGAATTTTCTTAAAAATATTGATTGTTTGGTTATTTTTTAATCAATACATGCGGTTCGTGGGTCGGAAAGTGGCTCAAAATAGTGATAAACTATTTGAGAATCGCAATAGTTTATTAGCAGTTTGGGGACTTTTGATTACTTTTTAACCACATGTATGAACATAGAGCAAGGCTCTGAACTGTTACAGAATCCTAAAAACATGCTCAAAGTGATGATAAACTATTGAGGAATCCAAATAGTTTATTAACAGTTTGGGGACTTTTGATTACTTTTTAACCACATGTATGAACATAGAGCAAGGCTCTGAACTGTTACAGAATCCTAAAAACATGCTCAAAGTGGCGATAAACTATTTGAGAATCGCAATAGTTTATTAGCAGTTTGGGGACTTTTGATTACTTTTTAACCACATGTATGAACATAGAGCAAGGCTCTGAACTGTTACAGAATCCTAAAAACATGCTCAAAGTGATGATAAACTATTGAGGAATCCAAATAGTTTATTAACAGTTTGGGGGCTTTTGATTACTTTTTAACCACATGTATGAACATAGAGCAAGGCTCTGAACTGTTACAGAATCCTAAAAACATGCTCAAAGTGTTAATAAACTTTTGGCTTTTGCCAATAGTTTATTGCATGTTTGAAAGGTTTTGATTACTTTTTAACCAACTGTATGAACATAGAGCAAGGCTCTGAACTGTTACAGAATCCTAAAAACATGCTCAAAGTGATGATAAACTTTTGGCTTTTGCCAATAGTTTATTGCATGTTTGAAAGGTTTTGATTACTTTTTAACCACATGTATGAACATAGAGCAAGGCTCTGAACTGTTACAGAATCCTAAAAACATGCTCAAAGTGATGATAAACTATTGCCAAAGGGCAATAGTTTATTAGCAGTTTGGGGACTTTTGATTACTTTTTAATCAGTTGTAACCCTTTAGAACACGGTTCTTGATTGATACAGAATCCTAAAAAGTGGCTCAAAGTGATGATAAACTATTGAAGAATCCCAATAGTTTATTAGCAGTTTGAGCATGAAAATAAAAATAAATATAAATATGAATAAAGAATTACATCATTAGAAAGGAATTCAAAACATGATTGATACAGTCAAATCGCCTATTGAGGGTAGATTTAAAGTTGAAGTTTTAAAAGATTTTGAAGTAATAGATAGTTTTGAAGATCACAATACTATCTGTATAAATGCCAGACGTGGCATGGCAAGTATTTTTTCAAATATAATTGAAGCATTTCAAAAGCCACATGCATGTAGGCTCGCACTCGGAACTTGCGGTGTTACTAAAAACAGATTTACCCCAAGGGTAGAAAACAAAACCTATACAAGAGATTTGCAGCATTTGTTCACTGAACAATATGCAGATGATTATATTACAAACTATTCATCACAGACTGCAAATGTACTTACACCGTACAAGATTTACAGATATAACGATGAGTATTACAGATATTTAAATCCTGATAATGCGGATTCTTATACTATCAATCATGCATTGTTATCAAATACAAATGTTTTTGAAAAAGATTATAAACCATATCTGTATACAGTACCGTTCGATATCTTTGATAAAACATTCTACTCTGCAGACTTAGGTTATAAAATGAAAGTTGACAGATCAAAGGCTCAGTGTGAAGCATTTGTGAACGTTGTCAATACCACCGATGCAACTGATAACGATGGTAATGTAATAAGCAATTTTAAGAGTACAGTTCAATTCGTATGGGTTATCCCAAAGAATTATGCTAATAATCAAATCAGCAGTTCCGAATACGATACCCAGATGACTTTCTTTAATGAAGCATGTTTATATGTGAATGACGATCAGTTATTCTGTTATCGTGCATTCCCAACTAAGGTTAAAGATTCGTCAACTGCATTGCGTATTACATGGAAAATTATTTTTTAATAAAAATACATTAAAAATATAAATATGTATATACAATAACTTTAAAATTGCAATTTTATTAAGGGTTTGAACAATGAGTTTTAAAAAATTTATTAGATGCAGATCAGATAGATCTGATTTTATCAATGAAAAGGAAATTGATAATCTTACAAAGTTATATCGCAAGGTTGCTAAGTATTTAGGCGATGTGGATGAAAAAGTAATCCGCCGTAATCTTATGGTAAGCTTACAGCATTTCGGTATTGATGCCAACCGTGTTCGCATGTTTAAAATTCCTGAAACATGGATGAATAGAAGTAACATCAAACGTATTGAACGCAACAAGGTTTCTACAAAGACCTTAACATTAAGACTTCTTGATGTTATGGAAGATTACAAATCACGTACTCTGTTAACCGTTGCAGCCGATGGCGATGGTTCAGCACATATCTATATTATTGATGCTGTTAGAAGTCAACTGATTCAAGTATCAAATGAAAGAAACGTAACAATGCGTAACATTCCTTTACGTGGACAGAAAGGTGAAGTACCTCGTTTCAAGATTTTAGATATCAATTCAAGAATGATTGATAAATTAGATGTTCTTGCAATCTGGTATCTTGTAGACAAAGATGCAGAAGTAGATTATAATTTTGATAAGTTCGACCCAAAGAAAAAGGTTGAAGAAAGCGAAAGCCGTGTTTCACGTTTTAGAAGAAACCCAAGACGTGCCGGAAAGCTTGATGAAGACTGCATCACAATTTCATTTGAAGATGAACTGCCTTGCAAGTTTTTAAGAATCCCACTGGATAATGAATATGCTGATTGCCAGTGTGTAGATCCTGAGGATTTTGCAGAGCCGGATGATGAAGAAGTATGTTTTACAAGAAGCATCGATCCTGATAAATTCGTTGATTCCGATGATGTTGAGGATGATATTGAAGATGCAGAAAACGAACTGCTATTTGATGATGATGAAGAATAACAATAAAAATTAAAAGTTTTTGGCATATGTGGGTTTTAAACTTGCATGTGCCTTTTTTAGTGTTTGAGGATTTGAAAATGGTTATCATAGAAACAGATAAGAAAAACAACTTTGATAATATATATGAAATATTATATATTAAAGATGATGATGATTTTGAAAATTTTTTATCAGATTCTTATCAAAGACTTGATTTAGGCAAAACAGAAGAACTAATCTATTTTATCTATTCAGATGATAAATATCTCGAATACAGACCTGTGATAACTCAAATCTATTTTGATATTGTATTATTAAAAAAGTACTTTTACATCAAACGATAAAATGAAAAAAAGCCTACTTATGTAGGCTTTAGTTTCTAAGGAGTACATGTAGTTTATTTCACTATTTTAAAAGGATGATAGCCTTTGTCCTATCGGACAGTTTTAATTATCTAGCATTTCATAATTTAATTCTGTTAAGTACATCACATTTTTAAACTATTCAAATGCATTTTTTAATTTTAAATATATGTATTTATAGGAGAATTAAAAAATGAAAACAATCACAATCATTAAAGACAAAGACAGTTTTGGAAGCAATCCAGATAAAGAATATATGATTTCATGCGGTGAGATTGACAGGAATACACCTTCTGAATGGAGAAACCATAATATAATGGATATACTTGATATGGAATTTTCAAAACTTAAAGAGATGTATAATACTGCATCCACAATCAAGGATTTTGATAACCAAATCTATCGGCTTTCGGTAGCATGTCTGCATTTATGGAGAATGAACCATTAGAATTTTTCAACCATTTTTTAAAAAATATAAATATATATAAAACAATTGCAATTTGTCCCTTGAAAGAGGGACTTCAAAACATCTAAGGAACTGTCCCTAAATTAAATCCAATTTTCGGGACTTATTTGAACTATGATATACACCATGTAGTTCAACCTAAAAGAACTCATCATGCATAAGCATATTAAGTTGAAACCTTAACCTTATTCGGATTTCATTTTGTTTTAAGACACTATAATAGTGAATCGCTATTTTAAAGTTAGATTGCTTTTTACGGCATTCTAACTTGATTCAAAAGCAATACTTCCTACGTAAACCCCGAATCAAGCAATCTTCTTTTTATAGTGTCTTACGCCGTAAGAACGTATCTTAGCAAGCGATTTTTTATTTTTAAATCTATAGACTGTTTCATTATCATGACAGTCTTCAATGGAAACTCTATACTGTATATTGTTTTCATTGATGAATATACTTATTTGTCTGTAGTTAGTAAATTTACTAACTTTTTTAATCTCTTTATCTTTATTACCGCATTCTTCCAACGATTTAATAATAAAGTCTTTAACCTTATCTAAGGAATGAAGATATTCATTTGTATCTACCCAGTCTTTATCGAAATTTCCATTTTGAAGTCCTTTTACTGCTCGATAACCAATTTCATACGCACTTCTACACATATCAGGAATATTATGTCTGCAGACAATATTTCCTATGATACTTGTATAAGCCGGATTAACACGTAAAATAGTAACACCGTTTTCAACGGAATGTTTAAATAATGATTGAAACACTAAATTCCTATTCCATTTAGAGTTTCTAAAACCTTTACAGTTAGAATCAAAATCCAAATCTTCTACTGCGATATATTTGCATTTATAAAATACTGATAAATCTGAAATGTGTTTAGCAATTTCCTGAATTTCATGTTTTCTCTTATTGGTAAGATATTTATTACCTTCCGAGTTATTAGGTTGGTTTAATTCCTTTTGAACCTCAGTTATAGTACTCCACTCCATAACATATGCTTTTAGAATGTTTCGGATATGACTATCTTGATCGACATCAAAAATTGTAATACCGATATAATCAGGATTCAAATCCATCGACATGATTCTATTTGCTAAAAGATTATGATTTTTAGGAACTGTAAGTAATTTTTGATTATAAGTTATACTAATATAATCATCGCCAATAGTATAAGTAATCGGGATCTGTTTAGCATCCTGTTTTTTCTTGAGTTGATTTAAGATACTACATCTTTTATCAAATACTTTAAAAACAAAAACTACTTTACCCTTAACAGAAAATTCAAGAGTGTGTTTATCTTTAATTCTAACACGTCTATTACCGTGATATTGTTTTTCGCCTTCTAAATATAAAGGCATCATTCTTAGTTTTCTAAATTCCTTTTTTGTTAATGTGTGTTTAGATGTTTTAATTAGATTTTTTCGTTCACCAAAAACGAGTTTATGACCGGCTGGTTCACCTTTATTATCAACATTATGACGTTTATAAATTTCATATGCTTTATTATATGCACATAAAATCAAATACGAATCCATTAAATCAAGGTTCTTATAACCTTTGATATGCTCATTTGCTTCATGACATGTTATCTTCGGATTATCAACATATAAGTTATAAAAAATATGAACAAGAGATGAAAATTGCTTTCTTAACTTCTCTAAAAGTTCTTTATCACCAAAGATTATCTTATACGCAAATTTAAGAGTAATCATAAAACTATATTTATGACTTTTCTTTTTGCGTCTTTTTTTAGTCTGCTTTATATTTTTTGTTTTGGCTTTTAACTTTTTCATATTTTTAATAAATTTATCATCATATTAAAAAGAAGTATATAACACCTTTATTTATATGTCAATAAAATTGTTTTTAAAAAATGTGATATACTTCAAAGTTTTAAACATTATCTATACTATACTTACCAATGAAACTAAGGTTAATTAAGCCACTAAAATTGGATTTAATTTAGGGACAGTTCCTAAATACATGTATTTGATAAATTTTTAGATAAAACATATTGTAGTCAAGTTCTTTTTTAGCTTGGCTTCCTCTTTTTACTTGAATTTTACGTGTGCGTATTTCTTTGTTTTCATCTATTATGTTTATTATAATATTATACTATATATAACAATGCAATAAAAATTTTAAATATTTTTGTATTTATATAAATAATATATAATACAAATACACCTTTACAACATAATTAGGAGTTTAAAAAATGGTTTTCTTAGAGTGGCAACAAATAGGTAAATGGTTCAGCACAGATGATGTGAATAAATCCATTCAAAATCATAATGGTAATAATCTTGCAAACAATCCATGGAAAGATTCTGCAACTAATACTGCAGATACCCCGGTTTTAATGTTATCTGCATGGTTATCAACTGGCAGTGCGCCTATCGGTGCATCAAATCCGATAATTGCCAAAGAAGGCAATACAGTTTACTTTAGAAACAATATGAATTATTTCATTGATAATCCACAAAGTAATGCAGTTTTATATAGTTCCGGTTTACGCATTGCTATTGATCGAAACAAGTCAATTCCATATGATTATCCTTATATAATCAAATTCAAAGCAAGAATTAACAATTATCAAAACAATAATATTACTGGTTATGAAAGTACCTATAATTTTATGAATATCTGTAATATTGATAAAAAGATTATTGACGGTAGATACAGACTGTGTTTTAACAGTACTCAAAATGTAGGTTTAACCACAAATTCAGGTCCTAAGAACGCTCAAACTGAAATTGTTTATCCACTATCAGATGAAATCTTAAACGGTGCATGGTTTGAAGTTGAAGTTTTATGGTCTGAATTCAAGGAAACTGTAAGAATCAACGGTTATTCAATCGGAAGTGATGATACAACAAAAACAACTTCAAGACTTGGTACTAGCAGGAATGAGATATTACTTGCAACTTCTTATAACCGAAATTCACATGCCCCTTGCTTTGATATTTCAGATATTGAGGTTAAGAGAATATATGAACGTACTGTTACCCCACCTTCAATTAAGATTACTCAGGAAGATGGCGAGGAAGAAAATACAGTTAAATTAACTGCACAGGCATATACAGACCCAATTCCTGATTTATCAAAACACTAATATGTTTTTAACGGTTGCCCCTTTAAGGGGCAACTTATAAGAGGTGACAAAATGGCAGAAAAACAATTAACATCTGTAACCAAATTATATAAAATCTATCCAAAAGCAAAACCGGGGATTTTTGAAGTTCTTGATACTGAAATGACCAAAGAAAATTTTACCTTGATTGATAAGGAAAACTTTCTTGCTCAAGCGGCACATGAAAGCAACGGTTTCAGCACTTTTGTTGAAAACCTTAATTATAGTGCCGATGGGCTAAGACGTGTTTTTGGAAAGTATTTCAAGAATAAAGATCTCAATTATTATGCACGTAATCCTGAAAGAATAGGAAGTCTGGTGTATGCTAACCGCATGGGAAATGGTGATGAGCAATCAAAAGATGGTTATCGTTACCGTGGACGTGGAATATTTCAGATTACCGGCAAGAACAATTACCAGCGTTGCACATGGCATTTAAAGATTGACTGTATCAAGAATCCCGAATATCTTGAAAGCATCGATGGTGCTGCAAAGAGTGCTATCTGGTTCTGGAAATCAAACAATCTAAGCGGTAATATGTCTAATGAAGATATTACAAAAGCTATCAATGGTGGTTTAAACGGTTTACAAGACAGAATAAATCATCTTTATGCGATTAGAAAGTTTTTAAGAAACCCTAATTAAAATGTTTCCCCCACTTATTGTGGGGGGTTTTTATTTTTGTGATATGTGTTGAAGTTTTTAATATATTAAGCTATGTTGTAAAGGTGCATTGATTCAAATTTACAGCATAGCTATTCTTTTTTTAATATATTTATATATAAATAATATATAATACATCACTTCTGCAGTGAAAGTGGAAAAATGTATAAACTTGATACTATGGGATATCTATGCTCAAAGTTTTTCAATCAATACTTGAAAGGTTCAAAATGCTAAAAGAAAGTGAGATTATAAATGTAGTTAAAAACTATGATGGTTTATATGATGTGACTTTAGATAAACCGTCAAACGATTACGATCATTACTTTGTGAACTGGAGAGATGTTCCTAGATATGATAATGAAGGTAAACTCATTCCGCCGGATGTATTCAAGGAAAAGATTATTGACTCATTCGGTGAAGTACATTTTGCACAGAATTATGAATGTTCTTTTATCGGTTCGAGTCATACACTGATAGATCCAGAAGTATTAAAAGATTTTTCATCAATCGAGCCTTTATATCAAAGAGATGGATTTTTGAATGTGTTTGAAGAACCAATCAAGAATCATAAATACATTTTAGCAGTAGATCCGGCTAAAACTGGTCTTGATGCTTTTGCTTCACATATATTAGATATTACCACATTCCCTTTTAAACAGGTGTGTACTGCACAAATCTATAAATGTAACTGGCAGATAATGCCGGAATATGTTAATGAATGGGGAATATCATATAATAATGCATTTATCATTATAGAAAACAATGAGGGTGCAGGAACATTCATTGCTGAAATGCTTAGAACAGAATTTGAGTATGATAATCTATTCTTTGAAAGAAAGACCAATCAAAACAATCCAAACGGTAAAAAAGTAAAAGAAGCCGGTTTTAGAACTACCACTAAATCAAGAAAATTGATTTTAGATACCTTAAAACTCTTTATGAATAATAAACAGCTTATTATAAATGATAAGAATACTATAACTGAATTTTATACATTCATAAATAAAAACGGTAAATATCAAGCAGATGACGGCTGCCATGATGATATGATAATGTCTTTAGCCCTTGCTTTTGCCCCTTTCTGTAATTCTCATAACTTTGAGGATTTCAGAGAATTGATTAAACAAATCTATTCCTCAAATTCTGAAGATGCAGTAAGTAAAAACAGTAGTATAACCGATTATATGGTAATCGGTTCATTTGATGATGCGAACGATCAGAACTACAAAAATCATGATTATCATTCATCTAAGATGAGTGACTTTTTCTAGTCCTGTGGTTCATCGTCAGATGGCGGTCTTATATCCATAGAATGAACAGTCCTTGACTTTGCATATGCATTTGAACCAAAATACACGCTGACTAAGCCGGAGATACTCATAAAATAGATGTTACTCATATCTTCAAGTAATTTTGCTGCATTTTCCAAGTTAAAATAAGAGCATATAATGACTAAGAAAGGATATAAAAGCATTCCACCGAGAAGAAACCAAATCATCCACCGCTGGGAATCTTCTTTTTGATCTTCATTTTCAAGCCTTAACAGTTTTGCTCTAATTATAAGTTCTTGTTCAGTCAAGGCATTGTGAGGTTTGTGTTCCATATTATGTGCCTTTTATACAATTTTTCGTTTTCTATATATATTTATATAATATATATTAAAATTTAGAAAAAAATAAAAAAGAGCAATATGGAATTATTGTTTGATGTATTATCTCAATCCATTTTTAAATCAAGTATTTTAAATGCATTGCGATCATATATATCTAATGTTTTATCATTTAAAAATTGTCTATATTTATGATTGATCTCTGCACTGATACTGTCAAGAATATCGACAGTATCTTCATGCAGTTCTTTTAGTTTGTTAATATCATGCTGGTCAACTTTAATCCCTCTAAGAAGTTCTTTAGTTTTGCTTAAATATAAAGATGGATTTTTATTGATCTCGTATTTATTCAAAACTTCTTCTGTGAAATCATCATCATCAACTATTAAACAATAGCTAAACAATTGATGTATAGCATAAAATGCTACATCAACCTTTTCAGTTAAAGTAAATTCTTTGTATGGCTTGTTGTTATCAATCATTTCAATCACCTTTTTGTTTATTTATTATATAATATATATAATAAAATATTAAAAATCAATATTTTGTGTTAATATTTTTGAAATGCATCACATTAAAAAGAGCCATATTTAATGGCTCTTTGATTTTCTCGTTGGAAGTGGAGAGGATTTTTAATTCTTTTTAGCAGTCGGGGTCAAGCTGATTCGTTCACTCAGTTTAGTGTACTGAGCGAGTTCAGACTCGTTAAGCATACCCACGTTAATAGCGGATTTAACCTTTGATGCATCTACCTTTAATACGAGGGTTGATGGGGCTTTTTCTTTTAAGTAATCGATCGCAGCATCGTAATCCTTATAGATAGCCTTTTTCATAGTGATGCTGTTTTCTGCAGTTTCAAGCTTTTTAACGTTCAGAGAATCCATCTGTTCAACAATTACAGATTTCAGAGTTTTCATCTGATCTTCAATCTCTTTAGCTTTTGCAGCTAATTCACAGTAGGTATCGATGATTGAGTTTAATTCAGTAGCATTCAAGTTTTCCATGATTTTCTTCCTTTCGTTGTTCGTTGTTTGTTTCTATGCTTTATATATTACTCAAAATGATTTAAAAAGTCAAACATATTTAATTAAAAATGTGATATATATCACACTAATTATGCAGCAATATAATATTTTCATAATCCCCATGAAACCATACACCTTTATGGGGTGGGGTAGTTTACCATTTATATAATGATTCAAGTATTCCTTTTCGTTCTAAAAACGATCTGAATGATTCGGTCACTTTTCCTTTATTTTGATATAATTCTTGTAATACATCTAAAATATACTTATCCATTTCAGATTTATACTCAAACAGGATAAAACCATCTCCATCATAGCATACAGAATGTGTAAGATGTTTCTTTTGCAACAAAATATCTAAATATGCTCTATGAAAAATGCTGGTGAAAACACAATGATTTTTCATAATTGGTAATTGTTTTATATCTTTTCTATCGACTACACCCTTTTTTGGATTATAACTTAATGGCACATAAGTAGATGTTTTAATATCATCATAGATGATATTTTTTAGAAAATTGTACACATCGTTTTGCTCATTGGTATCAAGAATATTGAATCCTGATTGTTTGCCGTTTAATTTATTTTTAACATAATTAGAAACTTGTTCTTCTAGTTTTTCTGACACAATTACAACATGTGGATTGCTTGTATTATTAGCAGTACGTAAAACTTTAATACCATGCTGTTTTAAAAACCCAACGTTAAACCGTGCAAGAGCAAATGTATTTTTAATCTTATTATGGAAAGTTTTAACATCATTCTCATAATAAACCTGTGAAAAACTGCTATCAATGCCTTTATCTTTCAATTTTGTTACTATTCCATTCAGTCTATCATTCATGTTTGCAGTTAAATTTTCCATGCCTGCAGATTTACCGATGTTTGCTGATATTCCATCATTTGCTTGCGATTTAATATTTTCATATAAAAACGATTTAAATTTTCTATTATTGATTCTTCTATAGAATGATGTGATTTGTTTACCGTCAATTACTAAATTTAATGGTTCTTTCAATTTTACAATATTTGGAATTGACAAATTCCTATACACAAACTCGGTGTCTTCTACAGGTATTAGTTGAGATGTATTATCCTCATTTAATTGGTCATTTAAAATATCATGCACTAAGCATATAAAATATTCATCAAATATTGTATACATTATTTATAGTTCTCCATTATTTTTTGTTATATTATTATAGTAATTTATAAATTCATCAATATTGTAAAAATATTTTGATTTTTCTTCTTTTGTAATTTTATCAGTGATTATAAAAGAAATGTTTATAGAACTGCATGAATTACTTATAGTATCGAATAAAATTGTGATGCACAGATCGCTAAATAAAATTCTTTCATCATCCGAAACGTCACTTTTTTCTGATAACCTGATGTGGTATTCCCCATAAATAGCTTCATCCCATGAATAAACTCCTGTATTACGTAATGAGGAATAACCTATATATTCCCAATGTCTTATATCTATATTATTTATAATATACAGTATTTGTTTAATTGCTGTCGGATTGATTTTCCACTCTAAGACATCGTTTCTCACAATGGGTTCTTTATTCGGAATCTCTATGTTTCTGCAGATCAAAGTCTTAATATATCGGGTAGCTTGTTTCTGTGATTCCTCATAATCCCAGTTCGGATCTATATCTAAAAATTTCGGGTATACAGTACGTTTTGAAAAATCAGTCGCTAATTCAAACATTTTCACATTCCTTATATTCGATATTATTTCAATCTAAACATACTATACATATAACGCATTGTCAAATATATTTCATTAAAAATGTGATATATATCACACTAATTATACGGATTTATATTAAATTCCTCAAACAAAACTTTCAAGCCTTTAGTCAACTTCTTGGACTTAGGATATTCCAACGGCTTTTTATTAGGGTATTTAACTTTATACTCTTTATTAAGTTTATTAAAGTTCTTTTTAGATACATCTTTCTCTTTTTTAACTTCAGATGGGTGAATGTATGGATATGGCTCTTGTTCATAATATGTAATTAAATGTCGTAACCATTCAATTCTTTCTTTATTTGTATAGGTTTGTTGAAATCTAGTCATAGAATGCCATATTTTACCCTCGGAACAATTACAGTCTGCACACAATACACCTCGGACTAATCCATTTCCGTTTATGCCGTTTTCATCTGATTTTTTAAGTTTATGCTGGTGATCTAACGTGATTCTATCGTTTTCTGTGATGCTTTTACCGCATATTGCACATTTATAACCCTGTTTTTCAAGCAATTCCTTTCTAATTTTGGGTATATCAGATGATTTTAGGCTTTTTAAATCCATTTTTTGCACCTTTTTAACATGAAATATTAATTATTAATATATATTATATATATAAATATATAAAAAAAATAATTTTAAATGGAGATTTTTTTGTGAAAAAGTATCATCAAGGTTGGTATCCTCTGTCAAATCCTGAAAAATACATCAAACCGGCAGACGGATATATGAAAAGTACTAAGCTTTATGACGGTAAAATCTTCATTCAGTACAAAAGTTCGCTTGAAAAGAACGCTATTAAGTATGCAGATTTGAATCCAAAGGTCTTGAAATGGTCACAGGAACCTTTTTGCATTCAATATATCAAGCCTATTGACAATAAGGAACACAGATATTTTATCGATATGTATATTGAGTTTGTAAATGGTTATAAAGTAATAGTGGAGATTAAGCCGTATGACCAAACCATACCGCCCAAGAAACCTAAGAAAATGACCTCTAAACAGATAATAAACTATAAAGACAGTGTAATGACATATATTGTCAATAAAGCTAAATGGAACTCTGCAAGCAACTTTGCAAAGTCAAAAGGGTTAAAATTTGTCATATTAACCGAAAAACAGCTTAATCCAACTAAAACTTAGGCAAATTATTCTTATAAGATGGTAGCTGTATTCTGCCATTTAACATATACACTGTTTCCGAATTCTTTATGAGTAAATCCTGTAATTTGAAAATCTTGAAGTTCAAGTCTTTTTCAAATGTTACTAAATCGTTGTCTTTAGTAATAAGAATATCTTCTCTAGGAATAAAATTCGGAACAAGTTCAGAGTTTATTAAATATACTCTGTATTTATTACGATAAAATTTACCAAAATACCATAGTTTAATCCCTTTCATATTAGCAGACAGTTTTAGTGCCTGCTCTTTAGAACGTATATGCACAAAAGCCGAATAAGTTGAATTCGATGCTTCCTCAAAAGCATCATTAACAATAAATCTGCTAATGTTATCCCGTGTGTCATTTCCTCTGCGGTAATGTTTCCAGAAGTCAGCCGTTTTTATTGGCTTTGCTACTGAAACCATATGCTGTTTATCAATTCTTTCCGCTTTGGTATAATCAAGCAGATTCGGCTCGGTTTTAATATCAAGATACCAGTTAAAAGGCGGTCTTACACAAATAAACTCACGGTATTCGCATTTATTATTTTCGAGTGAATTTTTACATCGATTGTAAAATTCAACATCGTAAAACGGATCTAACGTAATCAGCATTTGTGCAAAACCTTTTTTAAATTATTTGGTATACTTTTTAATAAGCTTTTTTAATTGTTTAACTACATCATCAAAATCAACTTCTTCACTTTCTGTAACACGATCATAGTATTTATAGCCTTTTGAAGAAAAAAGTGATTGTAATCCCTTTGATGCAGTATTTAAAATATCTTGAGTAAATTTACATAAGGCTTTAACAGTAATACCTTTTCCAACTTCTTTATATGCTGAAAAGATTTTCTGCAAATACATTTCAATTTTTTCACTCATTGACTTCTTTTTATGTACTTTGTATTGGTCTTTAATCTGGTTTGCCATTTCAGATGCATTCTCTAAAGCATCATCGGCAATTTTACCAGTTCTTAAATCAAATGGTAATACTTTATTAAAACCTAAATTATCAAATACATTTACTAGATCACCGTCTTTATATTCAACTGCAAAAATACGATACTTTTTTGTACGTTTATCTTCGCCGCAATAAACAGTAACACCATTCTCAGATGATTGCTGTTCATCTTCTAAGATTTCACTTTCAATTAAAAATTGTTTAAAACTGATCATAATTATATTCCTTAAACTTTCGCAACCCAGCAAACAACACCCTCATTGATTACTGCATATTTATCATTATCAATTTCAACAATATCACCGCTTTTATACGATTGAATTGATGGTGTCCACATCATGTATAATTCACCATAGCAACTATCAATGAACCCCGGAACACGCACTTGACGTAAATATACCTCATTTTCATCTTCAAGATATGGTAAACTGTATGCACTGCACATTGGAGATACTAATTGATCTGCATTAACCTCTGGATGACGGAATGTTTTTACATTATCATAGTTAGGCATTGAATACATATTATTGTATGATTTAGCAGAATTAACAATACCTAATGTATGCAGTTTACCCATAAATAAACAGCATCTTTTTCCAAATATACCACCGTAATTTTGCCTCAAAGGTTGTGCAAACCAAAGTCTTAAACAAATTTTACCATTTTCATTTACATAACTATTTGGTGTTGGTAAATATATTTCTTCAACAGATTGTGTATACCAACCTGTGTTGCCATTCGGAATCTTAATATCCAACAATAAATTCTCAGATACATTTTCATCGAATGAGAATGTTAATAATTGCGGCTGATCTTCCAAATAGTTATTATATTCTTTTGAAAATCTGTATAATGCACAGCATAAACTATTATTGCCATTTACTAATGATTTATAAAATACTAAATCAACGTCATTAGTACGACGCTCTACATTATAGAACATATAACCGCTACTGTTATTTCCAGTCCAATATACTACAGTTATTTCAATTTTATTATTTGATATAATAAATGGAAAAAATAAATTATACAAATTCTGATTTTCTCCATCGCTTGGTTTTGAATATCTTGATGCCATACCTACGGCAAACATTGGTAATAGGTAATCGTTAGATTTTATACTATCCCAGTTATCTACATATATAGATTCAATAGACGGATCTATGTTCATTGCAAGAACAAGCTTATTATCAATAAAGCCGATTGAAAGAACTAAATTGTTTTTAGATAAACCTAAAAATACTAAATCACTTTGATAACGACCACCATTTTGAACCCATACATTGAAATTGTCTGTATGCTGTCCATCATACAAAGGCGCACCGGTCATTTCAGATGAACCGTAAGTAATTCTTGACAGTTCAAGAATTTCAGGATTGTTTGTGCGGATCAATGTAATAATATTATCTAATAATGTATTAAGTTTTTCACTTAATGTATCGGTTGAACTGTCATAGTCAACTGAGTATTTAACTTTGTGTTTAACTGCTGTCATTTTAAACTCCTAAATTTTTACTGCCCATGTAACAATGCTAGTTCCTAAAATTGCAAAATTTTTATTGTCACACGATACTATATCGCCTATTGTAAATGTAGTTTCTGATGGTGTCCACATCAGATATAATTCACCAATGCATTTATTATTAAACCCCGGAATATGAACTTTTCGGAAATATCCCTCTTCTTCACCGATAAACGGTAGATTATAAGGTGTTAATAATGGTGAAACTACATTGTTTTTAGTATTTATACTTTCAAATGAACCCATCTGATTTGATGCATTTGAATTATTACATCCATTCATACCGCCTAAAGTATGCAGATAAGCCATGCCTTTACATTCAAAACGGTTTACATAAAATCCGTTAGATGTATAATAACCAAACCATTCTCTTAAATCTGTTTTAGAATTACAGAATACCGAACTTAAAGCCGTTGCATTTAACCTTTGATCTGTAATTATACTTATCTGCTCATTAAATGAGAAAGCAAGTAAACAGTTATTTGCTTTAGTAATTGCACATCCTAGACTTTGAGTATTTTGATCATCTTCAACGGTTTTAAAAATTGTTAAAATATTTGAATCGAATTTATAACCGCTTGAATTCAATCCATACCAGTAAACAACATCAATACTTATTGCATTATTTAATACATTATAAGCTGTATTGATATTATATCTGTTATATGCAGTACCGGTATTTGTAACATATCTACATGCTTTTGCCACGGCAAAAACATTTAATGAATCAGATGTTTTAATATTGGCCCAGTTATCCATATATGCAGACTCAATAGATGGGTCTACATTCATTGAAATAACCAATCTGCCGCCATAAAAACATACCGAAAGTACTAAATTATTCTTTGATGTACCTAAAAAAACTACATCACTTTCAAATCTTCTATTACTTTCAGTAAGATTTGTATTGCCATTATACAAAGGTGCATTGGTCATTTCCTCGGAATTATATTCAATTCTTGTAAGTTCAAGCAATGATGGATTATGTGAACGTATTAAATTTATTATATTATCTAATAATAAATTTAATTTTTCACTTAATACATCATTTGAACTATCATAAGAAACTGAATATGTTTCTTTTTGTTTTACCGTCATACTGCACCTTAATTAATTCTAACTGCATAACAAACAATACCCTCGGTGATAATACCGAACTGTTTATTATCAACGTTGATAATATCACCGGAAGTGTATTTAGAAGTATTTGGTGAATAGAATAAATACAGTTCGCCTTTGCAATATTTATTAAATCCCGGAATTCTTAATTTACGTAAATAACAGTCATCATTCTGCACATACGGAATGTTATATGCGGTTAATAATGGTGATATGAAATCACTATTAGCCGGAATTGTGGTTGTAACCGTTTCAATTTCAGGTAAAACATTTGTATTATCGTTACTAGTCTGTCTGATACCTAAAGAACCGCCGATTGTATGAATGTATGCCATTCCGTTGCCGTCTTGGAAACCATATTTATCTGCATCTGTAGTTGTTCTAAACCATTGACGAATTTCATATGCACTGTTTGTAATTGATGGATTTGATGAATAAGATAAGCATAATGTTGTATTTGCATCATTACCGTCAAAATACAGCTTATCAGCCATATTATTTGTAAGGTTTTCATCAAATGACCAAGCAAGAATAGTAGCTGGCATTGCACGGCAAGTTGATGTAGTTGCAGATGAATATCTCCATAAGGCACAGCCTAAACCTTGCGTTCCTGATGAATTTTCAACGGTTTTATAGAATACTAAATCAACTCCGTTTGTCACCCCGTTTGAATTGTAGAACATATAAGCATTTGAATAATCACCATTCCAGTAAACTACATCAAGTTTAATAATTCCATTTGCAATTACATACGGAAGATTAACATTATAACATTGACGGTATGCATTATCAGCACTACTTCCGTCATCGTACCACTTTGCTGCACGGGTGGTACAATATGGTGGAACATTATTTGCTGAATGACCGGTTTTATACACATCCCAACGGTCTACGTACATCTGTTCAACTGACGGATCTATGTTCATTGCAATAGTCAATCTGCCATTAAAGAAACATAATGACAGTACAATATTGTCTTTATCAGTACCTAAGAAAACCACATCACTCTGATAATGGTATGATGCACCGGTATCATACAATGGCGCACCGGTCATTTCATCTGAACCGTAATCAATACGTGTTAATTCAGTCAATTCTGAATTATTACGCAAGATTAAATTTATTATATTATCTAATAATAAATTTAATTTATCACTTAAAGTGTCGGTTGAACTATCATATTCAACTGTATATGTAACTTTTTGTTTAACTGTCATGGTATGTTCCTTTTTTAATTTTAATTCTGACTATCGGTATTGATTTCCACATCTACCGCCATATCAAATACCCTTGTATCGCTGTATAACAATGTATCATCTGCATAAACATTAAGAGTGAAGTTATTATGTGACTGATTACCGGGTGCTTCAAAGTGGATAGTTTTACCAATTGCATTGATATTATTGATAAGTGTATCAAATTCAATAACAATCTTATCACTCGAACTTGTATTTGCCTTGTAAAAATAGACACCAATAAAATCATTACTATCGTAGTAGTTGTGATCTACACTAGGTACTACATAGATATGAACTGGGAACTCATTTCCCCCCGTATCTTTATAAACCTTTACAATATCGGTCTTACGATTTGTTACTCTATTCTCATAGAATTCAAGACCCGTTATTGAGGTTGCTCTGAAATTGATATATTGCCCCACTGTAAGATTTGTAAACTCAATCTTAAATTTATGATTTATATCATCTTGATTTGATGCGTATGTATCAAAATAATAGGTTAATGTATAACACTGCCCACTGTTATTAAAATCTGTTAAATTCTCATTAACATTTTCTTCATGGTATAACAGATTATCATCTTCATCATATAATGCATAATTAGCATACTTCGCATTTGACGCTGTTCTGAAGGTTTGACCATACCTGATTGTTAAACCTTGTAACAGTTCAAGTTTAATATCATCTGTGAATTGAATTGTAATAGTTAACGGTTCACTGGTATTTAACGGACATATAGTTGTCATCGGTGAAACTCTTTGTGACTGCTCTAAGGCAAACAAATTATGCGGTGCATAATCATCAACACCGTTATCATACCACCATCTTGAACTTATAGATACAGTACAATTGTATGTATTTCCATCATCATCACTGAATACAATGTTTTCAGAAGTTGCCGCTGCACTTCTAGGACTTAAACATTCTACATAGGTTAAATGTTCAAATTTACCGTCACCCATTACACCTTGAGATGTTTTATTAACGTCATTATATGAGGTTAATACAATCTTGTACTTACCCTCAGGACTGTCATAATGATATTCGTTATCATCGGTATTAAATGATAAAGTTGTACTGTCTAATAATTTCCAAGTTTCTAAATCATTTGATACAAATAATTTAAATTTAACCGGAACATTATCATCGTTAATATCATTAAAGGTTAAACTTTCAATATCACTTCTTTGTATTTTAGTCTGGAATGTTATACGGTAAATTAAATCCTCATTGGAATCTCCCTCAATAGTATTCCAAGGTGTACCACCCCATGACTGTGAAGCATCTTCAACAAAAAATGCTGACGGATTATATGAATTGTTATTTGATTCAGTTCTACCGTTTAAGTATTCAACAACTGCATTTATATCATGATTGTTTGAATCTGTGAAAACTACATTTTCAGATATTGCATTTGTTTCAAATGTAGAAGTAGTTTCTTTAAATCTTAAACCGTTAAAACGACCATTAGACAAAGTAGCAGTTGTATAAGTGCTGGGTGTTTTAGTTATTTCAACTTTATAATATTTAACTGCACTCTGCTGTTCAGCGGTTTCAACAAGTGATAAGGTATCAACAATTGAATCTAAATCAACATCCTCAATCAAAGCATTGCTAAGATTCTGATTGAAAAAATCAGATTCTTCATCATTTAATACAAGACTGTCAGCAAATATATCACTGCTTGTATCAAGCAATACATTTGAAAGATTGCTGTTAAAATAATCGGATTCTTCAATTAATTCATGACCGATTGTAAATTTATCACGGTCTTCATCGATTAAAACATTTGAAAGATTGCTGTTAAAATAATCGGATTCCTCAATTAATTCATGACCGATTGTAAATTTATCATGGTCTTCATCGATTAAAACATTTGAAAGATTCTGATTAAAATAATCAGCTTCTTCAAATTTTTTAATTTTACTAAAAATATCCATTTTTAATTATCCTAAGATGCAAAAATATTGCCTCGTTCAAGTAGTTCTACAGTATTTATAAATTCTTCCTGAGGGTCAATTGTTACATCTTCTATTGTACTGTTTTCCTCATTTGTATTCAAGATTATTCGACCTTTCTGTTCTATGATTTCAGTCACATTTGCGTGAACTACCCTCACACCGTAAAGGTGTGTGATTTTGTGGGGGGAATAGAAAACATAAAGCCCCCGCAAAAAGCGGGAGCATAATCATATTTAACCACCGGATACCACGGTTGTAAATGAGTTAGTTCCGGCATTGATAAATGACAGTTTGATAAATTCAGCTACGTATGTAGGCTTGATATAGATATCAACAATCATCTGATTCTGACTGATAACATATGGTGTGTTATTAGTTTCATCACAAACAGTATAGTAATCTTGAATACCACGTCCGGCTTGAACATTTGCCAGATACGGATTGATAATACTCAAAATTCTGTTACGTGTGAATGAATCATTAAATTCAAATACCTGATACTTCGACATCTTAGCCAATGCACGTTCAATGTGATTAAATAAATGTCTAATATTCAATCTATCAAATGAACTTGCCTTATCAAGCAAGGTCTTTTGACCCCATAATACAACACCCTGAGATGGGAAAGAACAAATGATATTAACATTATTCTTGTATAAATCATCTCTCTGTGACTGGTTAGGGTTGAATGCGAGTTTAGTTACATTCTTTAACTGACCTCTATTCAAACCTGCAGATGCCCACCATGGGTCTAATTCAGCATTTGTCTGCGCTCTTAAACCGGCAACGTCACCGGCAAAGTTAACCCAGCGATATGTATCATTATATCTATCATACTGATACTTATAATTACCAAACAATGCACAGAACATATTTGATAATGATTCTGTAGAGCCTACACCTCGACCGGAAACCATGCCGTTACCTTTACGATATCCAATCAATGCTTTAGTTGCATTTGGTGAAGTCTGACCTACACAATCTTCATATCTTGCACCGATATAGGCTACACAGTCAGCACGAGCATTTGCAAGAAGTATTGCTGAATAACCGTCATCACGTTCATTTGCAATAATGATATCAATATCCAAATCATCTTTATTTGAGAATACATTATATGCATTTATCAAATCATCGGTCTGAATTGAACTGTCTGTAGCATTCCACAAACTAAGTGTTCTACCTTTATAGGAATGAATGGTCTGTGTTCTGCAAGTGTAGTTATCAAGGCTTATCGTATAAGCGGTAGACTGTGCCGGTGCTGTTACAGAAGAACTTGTAATATCAGCCCAAGTTAAACCGTGTTCATCAACACAGTTAGTCCATGTTTCGTACTGTGTACCTTTCAAATCATTTGCAGTTGTAACAGTAAAGTCAATTTCATTGTTTACAGAATCAAGATTGTACTTGTTTACAGCAATCTCAATATACTTTGATGTATCTGATAAATCAGTAAATCTTACAATCTTAATTACGTTATCATACAATACATACGATGCAACATCAGGATAATCATCAATTACATCAATTTCATGTAATGGGATTGATTCATTTACGATTGCAAAAATCTTGCTTGAACGTCTGTTAATAACATTTTCAATGTACAGCGAATTGTTATTAGAATCCACCTCATCTTTATCAAGTGAACAAACAAACTTTTCAACCACTTCATCATTAACAGGATCATAAACAACAACCGCCATTTGATGTGTATGGGTTTCAGGTGGATAGTCAAATACATTATCTAGCGGAATACCGTCAGATACATAACGTGCAATAAAGCCATCTTCATCCGGTCCGTAATTCTTTTTGAAATCTCTAGGATTTGCAATAACAATCTTATATCTTGCCATATCAGTTCCCGGATTCCGTGAAAAGAATTTAAGTTTACTCTGTGCTGGAAATGCAAATGAGAATTGCTTATTTTCAAGTTTATAGGTAAACTCTGAATCGTTTTTAATCTGTTTATTAGTATTAAACAAATCATACATATCAACCATTGATTTAGCAAGATATCTAATCTTTCTCAATGGATAATTTGCTTCGCTAGGCAGTTTATGTGCGTTACATTCTGCATCGGTAATATCAGTTCTTAAATACAGTGGAATACGGATATAGTCACCGTTACTGTCTAAGAGATTGTCAATAGTATCTGCATTTCGTAAAGTTGTAACACCGTTATTCACACTGTCAGTAATTGTGAAATTATTAAAATCATATGCAAGGGCTTCGCATGAACCGTTAAAAAGTTCAGTGATTTTGAAAATCTTGCATAATGGATTTATAGCATTTGTAGATACAATTCCAACCGGATATGGGGTATTGAATGAATAGCTTGAAGAGCCGCCGGAAGTTGTAGCAATAGTAAAGTTAACCGGTTTATTCAATACAAGTGCATACAAAGGTGCATTATTAACAATTGTATCAATTATCCCAGTAATAATGTATCTAGGCTGATCTATAGCAGTATTCTTATCTGGTGCAAATGAAATTATATCACCTACATTTAAAGTTGTTTTCTTATCAATAACAACAATTTCATCATCTGTGCCGATACCGAATTGAGACAAACCGTATGGCTGAATACCATAGCCGGATTCAGATGTAATAGTTTCAACCTTTAAATCGGTATCTTTAGGCGCACCGTTCATGTTTCCGGCTCTGGAAACAAGTAAGTGATTACCGTACTGTAAAAAATTATAACCCTGATACCATTCATTATAGTTATCATTTTTTGGAAGACCATAAATGTCTTCATATTGTGCAACGGTTGAAATTAAACTGTAATCATCAATAGGTCCACGGGTAAACATACCACCTAATACCGCAACGGTGGAACTTACCACTGGAACAATTTCCGACATGTCCTTTTCATCAACGTATACACCGGGGGAAAGCATCTCAGCCATTTTTTAAACCTCTAATACAATATACTTTTATTTATATTTATATTTATATTTATATTTATATTTATATATAAAAATGGGATGCAATTCTGCACCCCATTCAATCTTATTTTAAGTTAATCTTAAAAAAAATATTAAGCAACTACAGTTACATCAGTTGAACCATTTGCAACGGAAATGATCTTGCCTTTGTAAGCAACGATTGCAGCTTTAGTAGCAGCCAACACACCGGTTGTATTAGTACTACCGTCAGACAGTACAAATGTATCTGCATCGGATGGAACTTCGGTTGTATTGATTGCATAGTAGTCGTAATCATTCTTGGTTAAAGAAACTGCGGTTTCACCGGTCTTGGTCAATACAGTCATTGCAGCCCAATCACTGTCAACCCAGATTTCATTTTCACCAACAAACAGAGCATCAACTTCAGCTTCGGTGATAGAATCAGCAATATTAAGTTTAGTATCGAGAGCTTCTTTAACAACTTTGTTCTGAACACCCTTTGTAGAAGTGCCGTCTAAAGCATCATCAAGACTAACAGCACCGGTACTTGGATCAACATTAACAACAGTCTGCAGATTTGCGATATCGTTTGCAAAACCGTGAGCTGCTAACATTGTGTTAACATCTTTAGGTGTTACAATCTTATCAGCAATAGTAGAATCGGTTGTTAAATCGGCAGCAGCAGCTAAACCGGCAACATCGGTCAGATCACTTGAAGCGAGAGTTACATCACCAGTCTTACCGGCAACAGAGGTTACATAACCGGCTGCGGTAATTTCCTGAACGGTGTAAGTAGCTGGGGAAGCACTTGTATCAACACCGGTGATAATAAAGGTCTTTGAATGACCGTTACCATCGAAATCGGTTACAACGATTGCATCACCAACTTTGTCTTCAGTAGGGCTTGTTACAAGATATGAATCGTAATCAGCTTTTGTAGGAAGAACGATAACATCTGTAATAGCAAGGTCTGGTAACTGTTCGTTAGGAATCTTCCGATCAGCACCTAAAGTAGCAACACCGTTTGCTGCACCTTTCTGTGATAATGGAACATAATCAGCGATTGCAGTATCAACATAGGTCTTAACAGCACCGCCGCTAACAGCATTTGTAGAACCTTCGGTTACACTTGCATCACATGTTACAGCACCTGTGCCAGAATCTACATTGAATACACCTTCAATGTTTCCAACACGGGTTGTAAGAGCATTGAGAGCATTAGATAAAGCAGAACTTGTATCGCACTCTACCCATACACCGCCTTCATAAACCCAAGATTTATAGCTGTGAACTTGATCGGGAGCCTCACCTGTTACAGTATCAACAATATACAGAACACCTTCAGCAGGAGATGCTACGGATTCTTTAGATGCTACAATCTGCACAGCATCAGCACGATATTCACTGATTGCACTGCGAATCTGTTCAGTTACTTGGGCTTCGGTTCTGAAAACCTTTTTTAAATTAGTGTAGAAAAATTTTAAGCCAGCTTGGTCAATATATCTTTTCTTGTCACTCATATATTATTCCTTTTTAATGTTAACAATTGTTAAAGTTACGTTTAACACCCTTTCGGGCAAGTCGTAATTTGATGAATATTTTTTTGTATTCTATCTTTATTTATATTTTTTAAGATTTTTTCCTAAAATTTCGGGAGTGGTTTATGAGGGTTTACAAGTGGTTAAAAAGTAATCAAAACACGTCAAACATGCGATAAACTATTGGCATTCTTAAATAGTTTATTGCTATTTTGAGCATGTTTTAGAAGTCTGTAACAGTTTAGAGCCATGCTCTAAGATGGTTACAACTGATTAAAAAGTAATCAAAACACGTCAAACATGCGATAAACTATTGGCATTCTTAAATAGTTTATTGCTATTTTGAGCATGTTTTAGAAGTCTGTAACAGTTTAGAGCCATGCTCTAAGATGGTTACAACTGATTAAAAAGTAATCAAAACCTTTCAAACATGCAATAAACTATTTGGATTCCTCAATAGTTTATGCACACTTTGAGCATGTTTTAGAAGTCTGTAACAGTTTAGAGCCTTGCTCTATGTTCATACATGTGGTTAAAAAGTAATCAAATACCCTCAAACATGCAATAAACTATTTGGATTCCTCAATAGTTTATGCACACTTTGAGCATGTTTTATGATTCTGTAACAGTTCAGAGCCTTGCTCTATGTTCATACATGTGGTTAAAAAGTAATCAAATACCCTCAAACATGCGATAAACTATTTGAGAATCCCAATAGTTTATTAACACTTTGAGCATGTTTTTATGGTTCTGTATGGATTCAGAACCTAGTTCTAGGCTCATGCAACTGATTAAAAAGTAATCAAAACACGTCAAACATGCGATAAACTATTGCCAAACCTAGATAGTTTATTGATAGTTTGAGCAACTTTTTAAACTTCGATAAAATAAAAATATAAATAATAGTAAAAAAGGTTAAAGATTATGAGTTTAAAATGGAATTGCTACGGTAAATATTTCAGTTTATATGATGTTGGTTCATACGGCACAGCATTTGAAAACAGTGCAGATGTTCCGGCTATTGTTTTGGCTAACGGTACTGTGGATTCAGTTAAGCGAAATGATGACAATCTAATTCCGTGTTATTGTCACAGTGCTGCAATCGTTGACGGTATAGGTAAACTTACCTATCATGCAACGAATGAACTCGTCATTGATGAACATCCGGTTAAGATCTCATTCAAAGCAAGATTATATCAGCAGGAAAACAGTGATACTGTAAGTGACTTCTTTTTAAATATAAAGATTATATATAAAAACATAAGTGATACTTATACACCTTGTTTTTCAATTTCATTGAATGATGATGATTTGATACCTTTTACCCCAGAGATGATCAAAGGTGAATGGTTCAATTTTGAAGCATTGTGGGTTAACGGGGTTACATATATCAATCTGAACGGTAACTGTATCTTTGAATACGAGTCTGAAAACATTTTATCATTTACTGATAAAGATTTAACTATATATAATGAATCTGCAAATCTCGGATTTGATATAGCAAACCTTGAAATATGTAAAATTGTTCCATATTATGAAAAATTGTTTATAGATTCTGAAATCGTAAACAATGATAATAAATTTACAATCACATTAAGTTCAAATTTTGAAGATACTGTGATTGAGGAAACCCCCGAATACATTCAACTGCAGTTTGCAGAATTAACCCCAAATCAAAAAATCTGCATACAGAATCTTACGATTGAAGACTGCACCTTTGTATCTGAGGAATATGTTTACTTGAATTCTTATCTTGTAAAAACATACAAGGATAATATCACCGATAAGAATTTCAAAGTGCATATCTTTAACAATCCAACCATGTTACATGATGTTAAATTTAATAATGATTATTTATATAGATATTATATTAATAAATCTGATACATTTAATATTTTATTCTCTGTTAAATACGTTGATATTGATTTAAGCGGCAGATTGCTTACGCTTACACAGGATGATAATACATATCCTTGCATTTTCAATGTGTTTATGAATCAATGGCTTTATACATCTGTTGAACGTGTATTTAACACGGTTAAATTCTTAATTCCAGACATTGAATACGTCAACAATGCACCGGCTTATGTTCCTGAATTAGAACCTGTTTATCCACGTCATAATATTAAATTTGAGTTAATTTCTATTGGTGGGGTATGGAGTGCTGAAGGTTATGGCGTTGACTTAGATACAATACGTATTGATGATTGTAATTTCATCAGGAATGAATATATAAATGAATTTGAAATAAATAAGGTTTATTATAATACAATAGCTAAGAAAGAATTTAAAATCCACATATATAACACCGATGGTATACCATTGAATGCAGTCCCGCAAGTTATTGTTAAAGGTGACAAAATTATTTATATGGACTTTGTTTCTGAGGGTCTTGAAACAAAAGAGATTTCATTCAGATGCAAGGGTGTTATGTTTTCCGGCACACTGACATCACCATCATTATTAAAGTTCTACTTTGATGATGATTTTAGAATGCAGCATACAAATTTACCTAACGAACAATGGCAAACATACACATTTGAAATACCGATAATTTAAGAGGTTTTTAAAAATGAAAGTGCAGATAGGTTTCTATAAGGGAAAAGGGGGAATAATTGATTATTTGGTCAGAATCTTTACCTTTTCTAAATTTTCCCATTGTGCAATCATCACACGCAGAACGTCAAACTATATGTGCGGTTTCACTGCACTGCCGTTTAAAGGTGTTGATTACTTTGAGCAATATTATGATAAGAATGAGTGGGAATTCTTTGATACGAATACATCAAATGTAAATCTTATTGATTTTTATTATAAGACTAAAGACTGCAAATATGATTATTGCGGTTGTATAAACTGTGTTATTAAATTTCATCAGCATAAGAACCGTTATTTTTGTTCAGAATGGTGTGCAGAGTTTTTAAAACTCGATAAACCGGAAACCTACACACCTCAAAAGCTATATGAGTATTTTTCAATTTCAAAGCAAGTTTAGATCTTCGATGTAGACTGTTTCTACATTTGCTTCTTTGAAAAGTTCCAAGGCTTTTGCCGTTGATTCTTCCCAGTTTGATTTAGGTTTAGAATCATAAACAACCCTTTTAATACCGGATTGTATAATGGCTTTTGCACACTCTATACAGCATGGCAAGCCATGAACATATATAGTACTGCCGTTGACACATGAACCGTTATAGAGTGCATTATACAAGGCATTTGCTTCGGCATGAATTGTATATTGATATTTAACCGGCTTGTTTTCAAGACGGTCTAAAGAATCTTTAAAACCTCTAGGAAAGCCGTTATATCCTTGAGAAACGATTTGATGCTTATCACCTACAATTACAGCACCAACTTTTGTTGACGGATCTTTCGACCATTCAGAAACATCTTTAGCAATTTTTAAATAACGTGCATCCCAGTTAGTTGAATCAGACATTTTTAATTCCTTTTAACAAAAAAATTATAAATATTATATATTATATATAATAAATATAAAAATATTTTTTAGGAGATCTCTCAAAAATGAATTTTAAAATCTATATTTTGCTCAAAGAGCATTTTTCAGGTTCTTTGAATGAACATGAAAACTCTAAAATCCGTGTTTCAAAGCTGTCCGGTGAAGTTGAAGCCGGTCTTGAGCAGTTTGAACGTAATTTTAAAAGAGAAACCGGAAAATCGACAAGTCGTGCCACTTTTCAGGAAATTAAGAATTCAAGAGCATGGAAACGTTTTATCAAGTCATTACATGACACAGATGAGTTCTAAGACTTCTGTGTTTCAGTCAAGGCTTCTAAACTCTTTTTAAGCAATGATAATTCAATAAGCCGTTCTAAAGGTGTCATCATAAGAACATCGGAACGGCTTAATTTATCATGGTATGTTAAGCTGTGAATAGTATTCATCAATGACTGTAAAGATTCTTCACTGATAAAACTTAATGCTTTTTGAATACTGTCAATCGAAAAGGTAATTGCTGCATTACAGTGAGGGCATTTTATTTTAAAATCTAGGTTATATATATTATAATAATCTTTAAGATTTTTTATTAAATCCTCGTATAAATCCCAGTCTGTATCTTCTGGGATAACTTCTTCACCGGCATTATCAATATATTCTTTGCTTACAAAGTTATCTGCATCAAAAGTATTGTCTTTTATTGCATTTGTATACACATTTGACGTATCAATAGTTGTTGCAAACTGTTTAGAGCATATAGGACATTTGATATTGAGTTTAACCTCAGTACCGATAGTAAATTCACGGATTTTTAATAATAAGATGATAATCTCATAATCAGATAAGTTATCTGCATGGATTCCAAGCCTTTTAAAGAACTCAAATGCACAGTCATGATAATCATCATAAGTTAAATCATTGTTTAACTCTATGAATTCAAGCAATTCAAGTTCGTTTTTAGTATTATATTGAGTAATATAATAAAGTTTATTATTAATAGTAATACGTTTTTTCATATATTATATTTATAGTTCATAAATTCGACCTTTGTATTCCTCTTTATGTTCGCCTTTCACATACGGTTTCACATAAACGGTTTTGCCGGATTTGCACTTTCTATAATGCCCTCGAACTCCCCATGCAGGGCAGTTCCAAACCTTTTCAATATGTTTAGTTGCAACCTTATGGGCGATGTATTCTTTGACTTTAAACACATTCAATCTGACTTTTCCGGGGGCTTTGTTATTGATTTGTGACAATGGTTTGAGTTTCATTGTTCTAGTTTTTTCAATATACTTCTGAGATGATGTATCAAGCATTGCAAGGTTTATTGAAATGAATGTATTAAACATATCATTCCAGAGGTGTTCAATGTATTCGTTTTCAATCTCTTTTGACTGTTCACTCCAACCAGCAACATATGCAAATTCACGGCTTTTGAAGTCATAATCAACACTCAATCCACCGTTTGCGGTCATACCGCAGCAACCGGAAACAATTTTATGATACTCATTATTTTCATATAAGAACAAAGTCAAAACCATGAATGCTTTGCTTATGCATTCATGCTTGTATTTAAAATATTCAGGGGGATTCTTGACAATATGATAAACCCCTAAATACATTTTTCTGCCATTGTGTGTGATTTCAATCACTAAGTCTTTCAATGCCGGTCTTTCCATGACTTCGCAGAATTGTTCAGCATGACCAGTCCTATTAAATCCGGTTGATTCGGCAATGTACAAACCGTATTGAGCATAAAGTTTTGAAAGTTCAACTTCGTCATCTGTGCTAATCGAAATAAAGTCAAGTTTTTCCATAGTCAAAAATCCTCAAAATATATTCGGAATGTATCATAATTTATTGAAAAATACTGTGAGATAGATCAAAAAAGGGAACTAAAGTTCCCTTTAATCATCAAATGAAAATAGATATCAATCACCAATAAAAGCTTCTAAAGAATAAAGATTTAAATATTTCCTCAAGTACATTAACAACAATGCTGTTTCCAGCCATTTTATAAAGTTGACAGTTGCTTATACCATGAATGCTGTCAAAATCTTCATCTGAAAATCCCATAAGCCGGAAACATTCTTTCGGGGTTAATTTCCTTATTCTTAATTCTGGATTGCATTCCGTAACCTTTAATCCGTATCGTTCAGCACGTAAGGTAGGCACAGTTTTGTCATAAATTTTAGGTTCATCATTAAAACCTACTGTATCATCAATAACCTTTGGTTCTAAGATATAGTTATCTTTTTGAACTGTGGTTAAAGTATTTGCA